TGGGACCGTAACAAATTCCACCACCACCCCAACACTTGCATTAGCGCCAACAAGCTCCACTCCTGCAGCTTCTAGTTTTGCTTCTTGGGACGCCAACAAAAACCTATCAGCCAACAACCACATTAATGGCTACACCACTACCACGACAGCGGCAGGAACGACTACTCTAACAGTTGGTTCAACCCAACAACAATATTTCACCGGAACCACTACGCAAATCTTGGTATTGCCGGTCACCTCAACTTTAGTACTTGGCCAATCATTTACTGTCACAAACAACAGCACGGGAGTAGTAACCGTTGAGTCTAGTGGTGCAAATACCGTTCTCGCCCAAGCCGCAAATACTACCGTAGTCTATACCTGTATTTTAACATCAGGCACTACGGCTTCGAGTTGGAACGCAACATTAGTTGGTGCTAGTCTTACTGCTCCAATTAGAAGTCAAGTCACTCTCAATACAGCAGCAGGATTAGGATCTACGGCAGGCGTGGTAGCTCTCACTTTCACAAACAATACTGTCACTGGAACAGACTTGACTTATGCAGCAAGTACTACTGCCGGTGATACGATCACCGTAAACACTACGGGATTGTATGCGATCACATTCACTGTTCCAGACCAAACAGGGGGCTTCGATGGAATCACAAAAAACACTGCAAATACGGTGAACGTTGCATCTGCGACAATCAGTAATGTTTTGTCAGTCGTTACGGTAATAGGTCCTGCATCTGGTAACCACTGCGGTTACACAGGACTTCTCAACGCTGGAGATGTGATTCGATTTGTCGTTTCTGCTCATACGAATACCATTAATACCGGCGCTGACGCTGGTATTATAAACATGGCAAAAATTGGGGTTTAAGGACCACATGACAACTCCATTCACAGCGGATTTAGAAACTTTTTGGGGTGGGGAATTTAAGCTTATGATATATAGAAGGTAATATCAGTAGTTTTAAATAGTTGGGAATAAATATGTCAATTTTAATAGCATTTTTAGTAAGTAAATTTCAATCGTTGATCTTTAAAGCTCAACCAGCAATCTCTATAATCTCACCATTTGTATCGAAGATTATCTCTATAGCCCCCTTACCAGTTGGTATTCTGATTGGCTATATCTTTCATGCAGAGATTAAGATTGCATTCGAAGCGATTCACGCTTTAATAAAACTAATTTCATTAATTTAAGGAGAAAACATGAAGAACGTAAGCTGCAATGTATTAAGTGCATCAGATGCTACAAGTCAAAATGGAGCTCAGATTGATTCAAATCAACTCGCAGCTGCAAGCTTTCAAGCTTTATTTGGTGATAGTAGTGCTGCAGGGACTTTAAAGATTCAGATGTCGAATGATATTTTCTTAGAAAGTTATCAACCATCTAACTTTACAGTATCTAATTGGACAGATATACCTAGTGCTACGGCTACTGTGACTGCAGGAGCTTCTGCAGTTATAATGTTACCTGAGATTAGTTATCGATGGATGAGAGTAGTATTTACGAGTTCTGTTGCAGGATCTACTACAATTAATGTTCAGATGTTTGCACTCGCGATTTAGTGTGATTTATGGTGGCTGGAACCTTATTCCCAATATTCTGGATTGACGCCCCAGAAATACTCTATGCGAATGTTACTCCTATACCAGGTTCTGGATCTTCACCATTACAAGTGGTGGCGGATAGTGGAGTAAGAGTTGCATATGGAGTTCAATGGATTGATACGACAGGGGATTACATAGGTGTTTACACAGGGAGTGTTGGGAATGAAGTTTTAAGAACCATTATCGGCGGGGGGGCAGTATCCGCAGCTCCAGTAGTTATAGCCGCACATAGTAGAGTTTCGTTAAGGTCAATGACGGCATCCTCTATTACAAACGGGCAATTGATTATGACATTTTTAGGTCAGGGATTAAACTAATGGCGACTACGACCATCAAGGACGGCTTTAACGGCGGTTCTGATAATCAGCTTAAGGTTAACGCCGATGGATCTATTAATGTTAATACCTCAGGTGGAGGTGGTGGATCGAATGTTAATTTAATTAGTGTTGGTGGCGCTAGTATAAACTTAGGCCAAACAACTGAAGCAAATTCGTTGCCAGTAGTTATCGCAAGTGATCAATCTCCTATAACAGTTATATCTTCAGGTAGTTCGACTGTTTCCGGCACAGTTACATCGAATACGGCGGGATTGAATTCTTTCCAGACAAGTCAGTATATAATAGGCCTAACTGCGGTTCACTTAGCTCCTACTCCGCTAACTAATAGAAGTTCTATTAGTTTAGCGGTAGAAGCAGATCCAAATGTTGCCGTTTATATTGGTAATTCAAGCGCGGTAACAGTATCAAGTGGCTATCCTCTTTACAACGGAAGTACAATACAATTAGATTTAACGCCTACTGGAAATATTTGGGCTATTACAGCAACTGCTGGTCAAACCATAGCAGTACTGGAGATAGCGTAAATGGCAAGAATCAGTACCAGTTCAACTGGCGGTAATGTTAACATTCAGGATACGAACGGCAATCCACTTAACAGTGTTAATGGCGCCTTAAATGTTAATATTGAAGGTGTTAATCCTAATCAGCACTCAGTTTTGATATATAATGCTGAATCTGCCGTTGCAGTAGGAGTCACGACTACAGTAGCAACCTATACAGCACCTGCTTCCCCTACAGTTGCGTGTTTATTGTTAGTATCAGTAGGTGGTACAAATGTTGCACAGTGGACGATTACAAATAGTAGTAGTGGGATTTATGACCAAAACTATACATCAGCTGCGCAACTAAACGAAGTTTTTACGTTTGAAACAGGATCGTCTATAGTCCCTGGTCAAATAATAGGTGCAGGAAACACTATAACTGTGTCTGTAAAACAAGTCGGGACAAGTCCCGGAAATTTTAACGCTAGATTACAAATATTGGAGATAGGTTAATATGTTAGAACAAAAGAAATTAAAAGCGGAGCTTTTAAGAGTCCAAGCTGCTAAGGCAGAAATGGAATACATCATGGAACAGAGGATGGAAGAAATAAGACGGCTAGAAGAGGCCGTTAAGAAACAAGAACTTGCAGAATCTTCACTGCAGGAAAAACTAAATGCCTTAGTAGGAGGATAAACTAATGAGCGATTTTAACAGTTCCTTACCGGTCAGGACCGAAAACCCCGGTGACGTAGTCGTCAAACTATCAGACGCAACTACGCCAAGTCAACAACAGGCAGTTAACGCGGCCGGATCAGCCCAGATTGCCGGTCAAGGTATAGCTGGCACCCCCGCCGGCGGAGTGGTATCCGTTCAAGGTGTTAGTGGTGGAACGCCATTACCTATTAGTGGAAGTATAACCATTACTGATCCAGCTGAAGGGCCAACGGGAGCATTGCCACCAAGCGATGCTATATACATTGGAGCTTTAGCTTCTACGTCTGCTCCATCATTAACGACCGGATATATGTATTCTCCATCGTTAACTCTAGCCGGCGCGCTACGAGTAGATGGGTCAGCAGTGACTCAACCTATCAGTGCTGCAAGCTTACCGCTACCAACTGGCGCAGCTACTAATTCCGAATTGATTACGATTAATTCTACTTTAGGATCGCCATTCCAAGCTGGCGGAAGCATCGGAAATACTGCATTTGGTATTTCTGGTTCTTTGCCCGCTGGTAGTAATATTATCGGTGCAGTAACTCAATCAGGTGGACCTTGGACTGACAACTTGACTGAAGTTGGTGGTTCTGCCATCTCTTTGGGTCAAAAAACGATGGCAGCATCTTTGCCTGTTGTTATCGCTTCTGATCAATCGATTCTATTGACAAGTGATAAAGCTGATGGACCAGCAGCTCCTGGAGCAGCTTCCAGCTTCTCTCTATTATCTGGGGCTATTTATAACAGCTCGCCAATCAGTTTAACGAACGGTCAGCAAGCTTCATTGCAATCGGATTCAGCTGGACGTTTATTGGTTGATGGGTCACAAGTGACTCAGCCAGTCAGTGGAACAATTACAGCAAATCAAGGTGGCGCACCTTGGAGCCAGAATATCACTCAGATTTCTGGAGCTTCTCCCAGTGCTTCGAACAGTTTACCAGTTGAGATCTCATTAGGATCTTCATTTATAAGCTCTTCAAACCCACTGCCTGTTATTCTTGATCCAGCCGGTGCTGGAACTCCAGTCATGGATTTTAAAGATGCTAGTGCGATTGCTGCTGGATCTTCTGATAATCATGACTATACAGTTACAGCAGGAAAAACTCTGCACTTACAGCAGATTGAATCTTCTGCTGCTGGAAAAGCAAAGATGACTCTGGAAATTGAAACTGGCGTTGGAACAAGTATATTTACGTCTATGGCAGTTCAATTTAACTCTACTGCAACTCCTGATATGAGTTTGATTATTCAATCTCCTATGTTAGTAGCTGCTGGGGTTAGAGTCCGCGTTGTAATGTTGAATAGAGATAATCAAGCTGATGATCTATATAGTTCAATAATTGGATTTGAAATCTAATAGGTGATGTATGGCAGACATGAATTCTAGGTTACCAACACAAGATCAGGCAGATGGAACATCTGGGTCTGCCATACCTACCGAAGCTATATTGGTTGGAGGTTCAGACGGAACTAACCTCCAACCTATTTCTACTACATCAACTGGGGTAGTTAATACTAAAGATCAATCTGACGGACCTGTAACTCCTGGCACTGTATCAAGTTTTTCACAACTTATAGGTGGTCAATATAATAGCACACAATCTGCTCTTACAACTGGTCAACAAGCGGCTTTACAATCAGATGTTCGTGGAAATTTATTAATAGGTTCAGGTTCTGTTGCAATATCTGGTTCTATTGCAGGAAATGGTAATATATTACTAATCCCCAATGGTGGTATAACAAATATTAATTCTTATTCTGGGATACTAATAGAAATAAGTGGAACTTGGAGTTCAACTTTAACTCTTACAGGTTCAAATAGTGGTAGTTCATTTTTTACAATTGATGTAATAAATTTATCTAACCCAAATAATGGACCACAATCAACAATTACATCAAATGGATTATACTATGCACCGATCGGAGCTACAAATATAGCCTTAACTTCTTCATCATATGTTTCCGGTACAGTACTTTGTTATGCTCAATTACGATCAATTCCTCCAGCAATACTTAATGCACCATTTAAAACAGACGTGTCTACAACTGGAACTTTAGGCGCATTAAATGCCACTCTACAGTTACCTATAAATGACGTATCATCCGCATATGCATTAATCTCAGGAACATGGGCAGGTACTATTCAGTTTCAAGGTAGTGTTAATGGTAGTTCGTACGTTCCATTGGAAGCAGTCCAGGGGGGACCTACAAATGCTTATACTAATGCTGGGTTTACTACAAATGGTGGCGTAAGAATTGCACTCCCTGCTGGTTTTACAAACATCCAAGCTATAATGACAGCGTATACGTCCGGTACGGCTACTGTTGTTATAAATACTTCATCTGGAGTGTCAAATACTGAAGTGATTCAGCTTAATGCTGCTAATTTAAAAACCACAGCTTATATTGCTGACGGCTCCGGAAATGCCATCAATTCAATAAATTCGCAACTAGAAACTGCTGATATTATTAACACATCTATATCAAGCGGTAGTATCACTGTTGGTACTACAGCTGTTGCAGCTAGAGTGGGTGCCTCTAACCTAACAAGTAGAAAACAACTTATGATAGCTCCCGTTACCTATACAATTTATATAGGCGCTACTTCTGGGGTCACTACAGCTACCGGCATTCCAATATATCCAGGTCAAGTTGTGGCGTTTGCGTATGGCGCTAGTGTTACTCCGTATTTAATAGCTGCAACTTCTGGCACGGTAAACGTATTCGAAGGAGCTTAATATGGCACAAAATGGATACTTTTCTTCATACAGCCCCCCAACAACAGCTACTAACTACACGGTTACTAGTACTTCAGCTCAGACTTTAACTACAGGTGGGGTTATTATTGCAACAGTCACGCCGGTCGCCGGAACCTATCTAGTTGTAGCAAGCTGTAGTTTAACAGCTTCAAGTGCGGCAGGTAACGTTGCCACGGTTGGTATATTATACAATGGGACGTATCAGACTGGCAGCTTGCATACAGCCACGCCTCAAAGCACAAATACGAGTATTATTTATTCTAACGGCTTTCAAGCCATGACAATTGCAACAAATTGTATCTTGACTGTTAATGGTTCTGTAGCCGTTACCTTAGCAGGTTATACGAATACTGGCACCGTAACAGTTAACCCTTTAGTAATGAATTTAGTGAGGATAGCATAATGACTAACGATCAACTCATTGCAGCAATTACAACAGCTTTACAGACTCAAGATGTAAACGGCGAATACGCTAATGTTGTTTTGTTGATGCAGGCGTCTATAATAAATAGCTTAAGTAGTATGCCGCCTGATCAACTGGCTAATATTTGCACACTTTTAAACATCAACACGAGTGGTTCTTAAAATGAAAAAACTACATAAAATTATAGCGTTTATAAAAAGAACTTTTGTAACTGACTGCCCGGTGTGTCATAAACATTTCTATGGCACCAGTAAACATATGTGTCACGTTAAAGTCAGTAACAAACATTACAGGATAATCTGTGAAAAATGTGCGGAGGAACACAAGTTGTTGAAATAATATGGATAAGTTGGATAACATACAAGAAAAAATAACCAAGATAGAAGTAACCTTAGCTGAGCAGCACCAGACATTAAAAGAACACACAAGACGAAGTACAGCCAATGAAAAGGCAGTAGAATTACTTAAAGGACAAACAGACGACGTTAAGAAGATGGTATACACCATGCATGGTGGCGTTAAGGCCCTATTTGCAATCTTAACAATCATAGAAATTATTTCTAAGTTTTGGCATTAATATGATACATAGAGTGCTGCGACATATACACGACGTAATAAAAGGAAAGACCGATGTAAGTACTCTGCGGTCAACTCATTGGCATACGGTTAGAAAGCATCACCTAGAGCAACATCCTATTTGTGAGATTTGCGGCGGTAAAGATAAGTTACAGGTTCATCATAAGAAGCCGTTTCATATGCATCCAGAATTAGAATTAGACTTATCAAATTTGATAACTTTATGTGAGCACCCTGGAAAAGATTGTCACTTAATATTCGGACACCTACAGTCGTTTAAAAGCTATAACCCCAGTGTTGAAGAGGATGCTAAGATATGGAACGAAAAGTTAAAGAATCGCCCATTGAACCAAAGTTCTTAGACATGATCTGTCAGGAATGCCACGTAGCTTTAAAGTACCCGCATGGGGAGTTAAATCAGTGGTGTAAATGCTGTTTTTGCGGGTACACTGAGATTAATCCGACACAAGAAAAAGCAGGAATTATTAACCTACAGGAGTTAGAAATAACGAACGTTCTTGTTCGCGGCGACGCATAAGGCCAGGAACTTCTCGGCCAGAAGCTTTATCCCATAGTAGGAATCGTTCAGCAGCTATATCAAAGTTACCTAAATTAACTTGCTTTAATAAACCTGAAGTATTGAAGTTACGTAAGCCAATATTATAAGCTAGAGATACTAATGCGGAGAACTGATTTTCATTAACATCTACTTCTAGTCGGTCAGATACGCCGTCTTCGACTCGACCTAAATCTTGTCTTAGCTGATTGTCAGCTTGCTCTTGAGTCCATATTAGGTCTGGGTTAACTTCTGACCCGGTATGTCCCCAGCCAATAGTCCATATACCGACTATATCGCGGTAAGATTTTAATTTGCAGCTTTCGCACTCTTTTATTAAAGCTAAACCTTTTTCATTAATTTTCATAATCCCCCCTTAAAAATTGCCTTCCATGGCATAAATATACGATAGTTATTATATTAAATCATCATAATTTAGTGCATTATTAAATGCTTTGCATAGTGAGTTATCTATGTGTGTTTTACATACATCCTCAATTTTTTTGAGGATTTGTTCTTTATCTTCAGAGGCGGAAGATGGGGCTGCGGCAACACCGTCGTCAGCTTTCGGCGCAATTGGGTTTAGACTATCCAGTTCTTTAAACAGAAAGTTATAAACATACTCATGTGGAACTGCCAATGTATAGCCCAAATCACCGCTGCCGGCAAATACGACCGCGCTAATCTGATTTTCTTCACCATAGATTCCGGAACCTGAGGAGCCTGGTTGAATGGTTGTAGAGACGACGATCGATTCAAAATCACCGATGATGGGTAGTTTTCCTATAAAAGCGCAGATAAAACCAGTAGATGGATTTGCCTTGTCAGCGTCGGTACAGTCTCTTAAACCCATAACAATCTGAACTTGAAGTTTATCAGAGAAGTATCCTCGTGTAATAATTACGGGTAATAAATGAGGGTGTCCGGATGTCGTAGCATGATCAAATCGTACGGGAGCTGTTCGCGATACGGACGCAGATGGGCCTGCATGAGCTGATACAAATATCGCACATAAATCATGTCTATTTGAAGTTTTATAGGCGGTAACTGCGAGTTTTCGTCCATCTAGTGTATGAACTAAGCCTCCACGCGAGACAACTCCACAAACATGTTTATTAGTTAGAATCATGGAAAGAGTTTCAGTTGACGTTACAACTGTTCCACTTCCTCCGGAATTCTCAGCCCGATTAGTGATTTTAACGGTAGCTGTTGGTACAAACTCAGACGGACGAGTGCATCCACCTGCTCCTAATAATAGTAATCCGATTAATATTTTTTTCATATATCTCCTTTTTCCATTACAACAGAAACAATACGATTATTCAAGCTTTAATTCATCGGGAATAAGATTATATTCATCTAGTAGAATCTTACACTGTTCCTTAAAATGTGCCTTAGTGAATTTATGGCTATTATCGTCAAAGATTATTACCTTACAGGTATCTTTACCATTAGATCGACGTAGACCTCTGCCAATTTGTTGAATTATAGAATTTTTTGAGCGTCCTAGGCCTGTGATAATGATGAACTCAGCTGGTTTAGTGTTAACCCCTTCGCCGACAATACCAGTTGTTCCCACTAAGGTCTTTATCTTTCCTTTTGAAAAGGCCTCAAGTAATATAATTGAATCCTCAGATTCGCCGTTCGCGAAATGCGAACCACATAATTCACTAAGGATCTTGCCATGCACTATTTCCTTGACTAATACAAGAGTAGGGACACCACTATGGTCCAGAGCACGCACCAATCTAGCAATAAGATTATTACGCACGTCGTTTTCAACCACGAGAGTTTTGTAGACTTGCCGCCATGTATGAGCGTTAGTCTTGGTTTTTGGTATCGTAACATAAAATGCCTCCAGGGGGGTTATATACCCGTTTTCTACCGCTTTGTGGAAATCCACTCGGTATATTATTCTCCCCGCGATGCTTTCAAACAATATATCTTCTTCTGAACGACTGCGAAAAGGCGTAGCGGTAAAAAATAGTCTATAGTATATACCATTCCAGTACTTACTATTTAATGTCCTATAAGTCTTTGCAGCGACGTGGTGGGCCTCGTCGATGATTAAACAGTCGTATTTCTTAGTCTTTTTAAGCTCCGGAGAATCAATATTTTCAATTGTTATATTTTTAAGAGACCCAAAACAAGCTGTAAAATCTTCAGTAAGTTGATTCTTAAGGGTTAGGTTTGGTACTACTATAAGGGTTTTAACTTGTAGAGCATTAACTAAGTACATCATGGTTAAGCTTTTACCGAACCCGGTGACTGCTGAAATTGTCCCACGATGATGTTGCAAGGCGGCATCAACTATCTCTAACTGTTCAATATATGGGGGATGTGGGAAAGTAGGGTTAAACATCCCTGGCTTGGGCGTTGGTTTAACCCTCATATCTAACAACGAGAATGGTGCCTTTAAGGTGGATTTAACCGTCTCTAGTAGCCCAGTAGGGAACATGCCTGACTTTGCCAGTAATGACACCCTATTGCCCGCCTTAACGCCAAAGGGTGTAAATACTGGGGGTAGGGAATAGGAGAGGACCTCTTTTAAAGAGTTATGTTCGGCTATAGAGAGCCCCTCCACCTTAGAGATACTGTTGTGTATGATTATATCAATCAATTTCATCTCTTTTCCAGAATAGGTAATGGCCGCAGGTTGGGCACTTATCATGTTTCTTACTTACGTTTTTCTCGACACCATTGCGGGACATAGTCTTAGACTTCCGTGCAGCCATGTCCAAATGTAAACATATCTCACTATCGCAGATAGCTTGAAACGTGTAAGTCTTAATCTTTTCATCTTCATCAAATAGATCAAAATAGTTCATACATCCCTCCTACGGGATTATTAATTAATAGTAGTATAAACACTAACAATGCTATTACACTAATAAATACTACTATTTTTTTGTTAGACATACTAAAACTCCTTAGTTATTACTTTACGGAACTTCCAACAAGTTGTCAACTTTTGTCTATTACGTAAGTCTAGCGAAAGTCTTTATTATCGTAATTTGATTTTCCGAGATTGCAGTCTCTGCATAAGACTTGAAGGTTCTCAAATACTAAGGCTAAATCATATCTTATGCTGATGGGTTCAATATGATCTACGTGCATCTCACCCTTAGTTCTACCACAGCACATACAGGTTCTACCGTATGTTGCAAACACTTTGTATCGTAGTTCTAGCCATTCCTGTGACCTATAGAAGTCCTTTCTATGGTTTTGTCGAGCATGCTTATGCTCCTTTCGTTTCTTAGATGCAAATTTTCTCGATGTGTCCCTCGGTGAAAGCTGTATCTGAGGACTCACCGCTCGTGGACCTACGGCTACATAACACTTCTCAGAACAACATCCCTGATCTTGGTGTACTAATCCCTTAACCCATGAGTAGAATTCTCTACAAGCTCTACACTCTCTCATCTTCTTTCGCATACACTTGTCTCCTGTTGCATCTATTAGAATTCTAGGTTTCAGCAACATACACCTAGATAACTACCGGATATTAGTAGAGATGTCTTTATTGATAGCGTTTACTACAGCTTTTGAGTGTGTAGCTACTCATCCCTTACGGGCCATGCAATTGGTTGCTATCGCAATTTATCTCTAGTTTACACAGAATCTTTAGTGGCTTGGCTCTTACAAGTACAGAGTGATCTCCAGCATCTCACTTAAATTCAATGTTTTGGTAAGCCTTATTAGGTACTTACGCTTTGCCTTTCTTTATAGTTCGTAAGGCTACGCATCAACTTATCTGTATTATAGGCATATTGTGTGCCAAAAGTAAAGCATTCTTTACTAATATTAATTATAATAAAGTATATTTAACTTTACAAAGTGGTGCTTTTCAGATATTCTCTAATTGTTAGTCCAACTATATCCCTCCTCTCGGAAGGCCTACAACGTATCAATCGATACATCACAAGTTGTAGGCCTTCCTTCTCTTTAGTATTGACTATTATAGGTAAATTATGTAATATAATACTATGAGTACCGAGAAATTAAATCAATTAGACGAAATAGCGCAGATAATCGCGATAGAAAACTTTAAGATAATGCAGGCACTCCCTACAGATGGAACTATAGATCCGATAATCCCAATGGTTACAAGGACTTTCAGATTTTATCTACAACTAGTGATCCTACATGTTTTAAATAGTAAATATAAAGAAGGGATGACCAAGGAGGAGGCTTATGAAGCCGTTCAACAGAATTTCCTGGTATTTAAATCTCTTCTGCAAGATAACATAGCAGAAGGATTCGATGCCGCCTTTAAAACGTATGCAGGTCAAACTCTAGACTATTACTGCATAATTAGTCCATTCCCTAAACCTGTAAATAAGGAAATGATATGATCTACCTAATATTGTTGGTTTTTATTGTATTTCCGGTGTTAACTACAATTATTATAGGCCTTCTAGCTTCAAACGCAGCAGGGAATGAATAATATGAGACTAAATAAAGAAACTCAATACGCGTTGCTGTTAGGCATGTATTTAGCTCGATCCGGAAGATCCACGATTGGGACAGTAGTAGCTAATCTCAACCTTTCTACGAGTTTTTTACATAAAGTAGCAAATAACCTACGACGCCGCGGTATTCTAGAGAGTACTCGGGGACCCGGGGGAGGTTTTGAGCTTGCTAAAGATGTCCGGATTATTGATATTTTCAATAGTATGGATGGTAATGGCTTTATGTCTCAAAGGGAAAGACTTCTTTTCGCAGCTGGTGTACCTGAAGAACGCATGTTAGAATTAATAATATCTAACATGAGTTTAGCTATCTGGCCTGTACTGAATAAGACCCTGAAGCAGTTTGTGTCAGAATTAACACAGACAGAATTGAAACAATTAAATACGTTAACCGCAGAATCCTTGGAGCAATAATATGCAATTTCCCTTTCTTAATAACCCGGATACCGGTAAACCCGATGAGATGGTCACAGTAACTTTAATAGTTACTTTAGCCGCCGTTTTTAGATTCTTAGTAGACGGAATGACTCTTAATATATTAGGACATGTATTAACTTTCACAAAATTAGATTCTAGCGTATATATCGCATTATTAGGACCTGTTTTAGGTTCTCATGCATTTATAAAAGGTAAAGGAGTCGACAATGCAGTTAACAACAAGAAATAAAATAATACTCGTAGTAATATACACTGGATTAGCCGTTGCAGCTGGTCGATATATGACTCCTGAGAAAGTAAAGGTTGAAACAAAGATTGTGGAAGTTGAGAAAAAGACTGATGATAAAGATATGGCGAAAGAAGACGTTAAGCATAAACATGTTGTAGTAACACAAGATACTAAACCTTCCGGAGAGACTATTGTTACTACAGATACAACCTATGATGACACCGAGGCAGAGAGTTCTCAGGAGATTAAAACAGACACCTCTTCGAAGGAAGAAGCGGTAGTAAAAGAGACGGTTTATAACAACGGACGAGTGACTTTATCAGCTCTTGGAGGCCTTAACCTTTCTACTTTGAAGCCTGTTTACGGTGCATCTGTGGTTAAACCAATTATAGGACCTGTGGCAGTCGGTATTTGGGGTTTATCTGATGGTTCATGTGGGGTATCCGTGGGGTTACAGTTCTAATTGACTTGTTTATGTAACTCTAGTATGCTCGTTATATGAACTACCTTGTTATCCTTACCTCATTACTAATCCACAGCGTATGTTGTGCTCAACAGTTACGTGTAGCTATAATTGACAGCGGTTTAGATATTAACGATGGCCGGTTTAAGGACCACCTGTGTAAATCAGGACATACGAATCTAGTAAGCCACGAAACCCTCAATGATGTAAATGGTCACGGAACCTGTGTAACAAGCCTCGTACAGGAATATGCAAAAGGCTCTGATTATTGCTTATTAATATACAAATTTTATGGCAAGACGAGCAGTTACAGTGAGACGGTTAAACGAGAAGTTACAGCGATCCAACTTGCTATAAATAATCATGCCAATATTATTAATTTATCAGCTGGAGGCGCTACATACAGCCGTCAGGAACATATTCTAATACAAAAGAATCCTAACATTACATTTGTTGTCGCTTCCGGCAATGATGGATTAGATCTAGACGCTGGCAACAATAGGTTCTATCCTGCCTCTCTTAATGAATCTAACATAATCGCCGTAGGAGCCAATAGGGCAACAGAAGAAATAGCTAAATTCTCTAACTATGGATCGACCGTTAAGAACTATGAAGTCGGCGACCGAGTAAGCTGTGCAGCAATTGGAAAAGGTAATAGATATTTATCTGGAACTTCGTTATCTGCCGCCATTTTTTCCGGTAAATTAATAAATAAGCGAGGAGTTAAATAACATGAAATACTTAATTATTATGGGGTTTGTGATTTTTTCCGGGTGTTCGACTGATACTCTAAGAGGTAGAAGTTGTACTGATATATGTCTTAGTGGTTCAAAACTTGAACAAAAACATGAATGTGGTTGCGAAAGAGGTGTAAGATGGTTATGAGAATAATATGGGATGTAGTGCTGATTGTCGTAATATCAAGTCTAGCATGGTTAGCGGGTTTTAATTTTGGATGGAATAGAAGCGAATGGGTTACCTTAACGTTCAATCCTTCTTGCACTGGCGTGTATAAAAGTGTAAGATAAAGACAAGGAGTAAATATGTTGACTGATAAATTACTAACTAAAATTGAAAAGATCTTAGGTAAAGAAACTATGGCAGAATTAGAAGCTTTAGATTCCAACATGCTTAAAGATCATATTGTTGCGGCCGAGCATTCAATTATGGAAGCTCAACGAGAGTTGGAAGCTAACTCTAAGTATCAAGAGCTTAAGGAAAGCCTTAAAGCATTGTCTGAAGGCTTTAAAGAAGTGAAAAAACGACAAAACGCGATGATCCGGTACAATCTTTCACTACTTGAAGATAAAGGTGAAAAATGATTACTAAAGAAAAGATGATGAGTTTGATCAAGTATAAAGATGGCCTAGAAGATAAGCTAAAAGGTGAAGTACCCCCAAAGCATAAAAACCATCCTAATAGCTATCATGAGTTCTTAAAACAGGAAATTAAGATGGTATCAGTTAAGATTGAAGCAGCAAAGCTCGAAGGAACTAAATAATGAAACGATTAAAAAAGCATGTCGCCCGTAAGCTAATAGTATTAGGGAAAAGAAAATTGTTAAAACCTAAAGATGAAGCAATTTTACGTGAATTCTTGGATAAGGTAAACAAATGAGAGACTTAAAGACATTTATTGAGAAATATGCGGCATTACTTCCTGTCGGAACCTCTATTAGTTTCACGGACGCCGAACGCAGGGCTAGCGAGTTTTTAACTGCACAAGCTACGATTACGGATTTCCGTCACTTATTAACTACTGAGAGAATTAAATGTCTTACAGTCCAAACAGCTGTCTTTGCTCAACAAATGTCTAAAGGAGCAGGAAAAACTGTAACTCAAGATAAGCTAAATGCTGAAGCTTCGGATGAATATATCCATGCTAGAGAAGATTTAGAAAATATAGAGAACGATTTAGCATATTTGAGGGCTTATTACGATATATTCAACAATGCTCATATTTTCTATAGAAACATGGCGAAAGGTGAAAATGTCTAAATTTAACATGAATGAACTAGCTAATGAAGTTCGTAAAAACTTTAAAGATAATCCTAAGTTAGCTAAGCGCATCGGGGTCGGATCTAATCTCTCAAAGCTAGAGGATAAAGATTATATCATCCTCCCGGAGTGGTGGGAAAAATGTACAGGAGTTAAGGGCCTACCATTCGGAAAATTAGTAATGATCGCCGGGGATTCTGACTCAGGTAAGACATCTATGGCAATTGAAGCCATGAAAGCTGCTCAAGCGCAAGATGTGGGGATTATATATGTGGAGACAGAAAACAAAACGACTGAAGCCGACTTACGTAGTTGGGGCGTTGATCCAGACGGACTCTTACTCGTCCAATCCTCAATCGCTGAAGAGGCTTTTGAACTTATGTTCGCAGCATGGGATGGATTCAAGAAAAGCTATCCGGCTAATAAGTTATTGGTTGTCTTTGACTCGATCGGAAACGTCGTCTCTCAAAGAGATAGCGAAATCGATCTCATGGAGCAAAACTCCCAGCCTGGCGGAAAGGGTAAAATCAACCGCCTTGCATTGGCTAAGATGGTTTCGAAACGCGATGAAGACCAAGCAGCTATTTTAATTATCAATTATACTTATGATAATCTAGGCAGCCCTGGTAAAACTAATGCCGGGGGTAAATCAGTAAACTTTTTTAGTTCACTAACCTTCCAAACTTCACGAAAAGGATGGCTAGAAAAAACTGTTAAAGGTGAAAAAATCAGATATGGTGCTTTAGTTAGGTGGGTTAATTTTAAAAATCATTTAGACAGATCCGGCAATAAAAAGAAAGAATTTGATTTAAAGATTACTTCTGAAGGAATAAGTGTTTCGGGAGGATCGGATGAATGAAAATGACATTTTACGCTGTTGTACAGAAAATCGTAAATCTAGTTTCTTATAAAGATGTAGTAGGAGAAGAATAACATGAAAGCTACTTTAAGTTTTAAACTACCCGAAGAGAATGAAGAGTTTCAATTGGCTCAAAATGGTATGCATTATAGTAATGTTATTGATGAATTAGATAACTTTTTACGTTCTAAGTTAAAGTACGAAACATTATCCGAGATTGAATCAGAAGTCTATAAAGCTGTAAGAGATAAACTCTGGGAGCTGAAAGGTAATGAGTAAACCGTTTGCGGTCCTAATTTCGGACATTCACTTTAATGTTAATGCGTTACTTTGGGCATCTTCGTCGTTAAGACAAGCATTAAATCGCGCAACAAATCTTGGCACTCCTCTAATTATAGCCGGTGATCTTAACGATACTAAAGCTATAATTAGAGGTGAAGTGGCAAATGTCATAATAGAAATCCTTAGTCGAGCTAGCATAAAAGTTTTTATATTAGTCGGCAACCACGACTTACTTAGCGAGAAGACTAAAGAAAGTGGACTCGATTACCTAAAACCTTATGCTACAGTTATAAATAAGGTAACAAAACTTACGGATAATGTTACGCTATTACCATATTATAACGATTCTGCGGAGATTAGTAACATCTTGTCCGCAGAACCTGCAGGGAATACAGTCATAATGCATCAAGGTTTTAGGGGTGCCATGATGGGCGACTACATACAAGACAAAACCTCTGTAGACCCAAAGTTAGCTTCACATCTACGTGTGTTTTCAGGACATTATCATAGACACCAGACAATAGGAACCATAACTTACATTGGTAGCCCTTACACCATAACCTTCGGCGAAGCTAACGACGGCCCCAAGGGTTTTTTAGTATTAAACGAGGACGGCACGTATGAGCAGATTCCAACTAACCTTCGAAAGCATGTAATTATTGAAGGTGCTGGGGATGATGAAGGATTTTCCGTAGATTGGGATAAAGTCCATTCTATTGGAGACAGTGACCTAATATGGGTTAAATTAAGAGGTTCTCAGTCGAATCTCGCTAAGATCGATAAGATACAATTGGGAAATTTATTATTTAACCATTCTAACTATAAATTAGACTTAATACCGACGGATTCTACCGTTAATGACGCTACTCCTATCGATAAGACTAACGAAGAGATATTCGATAGTATTATAGATAGCCTCTCCGACTCCAAAGAGCACAAAGACTATTTAAAGACATTATATCGGAGTATTATATGCAACTCTTAAGCATTGATTTATCAAATTTTGGTAGTTATGAAAAATTAGAGTTTGATTTCAGAGACTTAGGTTTATCACTGGTCTCAGGACCAACAGGAAGTGGTAAAAGCACACTTCAAGACGGTCCATACTGGGTTATGTTTGGCGAAACCGCTAAAGGCGGTAATGTTGATGAAGTGAGATCTTGGTTCACATCTGACCCCACTGTTGGTATTTTATCGCTGGAAGTAGATGGCAAAATCTTAACAATTACGCGCATTAGAGGTACCCATTCTCAGAATGACCTTTATTGGAGTGAAGCTGGTACCGTTTATAGAGGCAAGGATATATCAGAAACTCAAAAGCTCCTGGAGACTAGGCTTAGAGTGCAAGCCGAGAGTTTTGCTGCTGCTACCTACTTTAATGAGTTTAGCCCAGCAGGTTCATTTTTCCTAAATAAAGCTAAAGAACGAAGAAGTCTATTTGATAAGCTTGTAGACTTAAACTTTCCAGCCACTATTAAAAGGAGGGCTACAGATGAAATCAAAGAAGTTAAAAAGAACCTCGAACGTGCGCAAGCCCGCGACAATAAAATTCTTGGAAGATTGGAACAGTTACGATCAACACTGGAGGAACATATCCGTCATCGTGATAGATGGGACAACGTACAAAAGCGAACCTTGGCAGAACTCAAAGCTAAGGCGGAAGGTTACGAAAACTACAAAACGCAAGAGATTGCTGAATTAAAAGTTAAAGAGTTACAGTTTGAAGAAAACCGTAAGTACAACATAAAACTTATAGAAAGCCGAATGTTTGACAGAAAAGCAGCATTATTAAACGATCGAACGTGCCCGCACTGCGGTGTTTTTAATGAAAATCATTCCCAGTCGCTAACGGAACTAAACACGGATCAAGAATTTCTGGTCGAAGCAGAGAAGAATAAATCTAATCCGTTTACTACGGAGCTTAAACAGTTGCACTATGCAACTAATCCGCATGAAGAAGCATTTGTTAAACAAGAAATGGCTACAAATCCACATGTGTACGCTGCTGCAGAAATGTATAATGAATTACAGCACTTAGAGAAGCAATTAAGAGATATCGGTACGCAAGCTCAATTGTTAAAAGAAACCTTATCGGCTTTAGGTCAGATTAGTGATTTAACTGCGGATTTACGGTCAATATTATTACATAGATCAGTTAAAGCTATTGAAAAGCAAACTAATACGTATCTAGAACAATACTTTGAGTCGGCTATTAGGGTACTTTTTGACACCAAAAATGATGACTCTTTAGATGTGACTGTCACTAAAGATGGTTACGAAGCTACATACAAACAACTCTCCAAAGGACAACGCGGACTCTTAAAGTTATGTTTCGCGGTGTCAGTTATGACAGCCGCTGCCAATAAAGTCGGAATACATTTTAACCTATTAATGCTAGATGAGGCGTTAGACGGTCTCGATAGTGATCTAAAAGTCAAAGCTTTTAATCTTTTGTCTGAATTAGAGAAAGATCATGCTAGCATATTAGTGATTGATCACGCACAAGAACTTAAGTCTTTATTTAACCGACGGTTTGACGTATTCTTAGAGCAGGATAGAAGTTTTATTAGGGAGGTTTAAAATGCTTCGAGAATTTACACGAATAATAATAATAATAGGATATATAATAGCTTATATTGTTATTTTTATGATTTTAATTGGTTTGGGGTTACGATGAATGAACGTATAACTAGCCGAGAACGAGGTTTGATTAAGGGCGCTCTTCGAAGAGTCTTTTCCCGATCCGATCTAAGACGCGATGTGATAGCGACGAGCATTATAAAACATACTGATCCACGGAGGCCTAGGGTAAAAGCTTGGGGATTATGCGCAGTGTGTAGAAAACACACCCCTAAGAGCTACCTCGTAGTCGATCATATTTTACCGTTAATTCCTGTGGACCAATCCTTTGAAGAAATGTCTATGGATACATTTTTAGATAGATTATGGTGTGATCCATCAAATTTACAAGCAATTTGCGAAATTTGTCACTTTACAAAAACCTCACAAGAGGGTAAACTCAGAAGAGAATTTAAGAAATCCCTTAAGGAGACTAAACATGTCCGAAATCAAATTAATAAGAGGCCAAGTACGCCAAATCGTAAAAGAAGAACTACCAAACATTCTAAAAGAACAGTTATTTGAAGAATTGAAGAAACACGTAGATTCTCGCATGAATGAAGTCCAAAAGTTTGTTAAAGAAACTATGGATCTTATGAATACTAGGCAGAAAGAGGTATTGAAGTACCTCGTTGAAAGTTATGTAGGAAATCCTAACGATAAAGCTGAAGATGGTCTAGGTTCTACTGTGGAGACGGAGCAAGCTAAGAAAGATTCAATCGTTACAAGCTTCGAAGAATAAGAGGAAATAATGAAGAAAGCCAAAAACCTTCTCGTAATATCTGATCTTCATGCTCCCTATTACCATCCGGATACTATTGCATTTTTGACAGCTTTAAAGAAAAAGCATAAGTTTGATACCGTCATATGCATAGGTGACGAGGTGGATAACCATGCTATTAGTTTTCATGATTCAGATCCTTCGTTACCGAATGCTAGTAAAGAGTTGGAATTAGCTATTAAGGCATTACGCCCTCTTTATAAGCTGTTTCCGCAAGTCACCGTCGTTGAATCCAATCATGGCAGCCTTGTGATGCGAAAGGCTTTGGCTAGCGGTCTACCCCCAGAAGTATTTAAGTCCTATAATGATATTCTTCAGGCCCCTAAAGGTTGGAAGTGGGTATTTGATACGAGAGTTCTAACCTCATTAGGCCCCGTATATTTCTGCCACGGTAAGACCGGTTCTCCCGGCAAATTAGCTGCGTCGTATGGTTGTAGTACCGTTCAGGGGCATTTTCATGAAAAAGCCCAAATTAACTATATCTCTACCCCCGAACGTTTGATGTTCGATGCACATACTGGGTGCCTAGCTGATGATTATAGTCTTGCATTAGGATATAATAAAATTAATCCACGAAGACCAATAGTTAGCGTACTCATAGTTTTAGATGGTATACCACAAATCGTACCTATGCGGCTCCGCCCCGGAGGACGCTGGATAGGAAAATTATAAGTGTTATCCAGCACTTATAAAATAGTTGACGAATATCTCGTTTCAAGGTATTCTTTAACTATGAGATACGTAATATTAATAGTCCTAATAAATGTGTTAGCGTTAATGAGTAATGTTAAAAATGTAGAATGTGATACCTCAACCGTACCTTACTACATATATAATGCGGCTACTAAGTTTAAAATTGATGTAGCTCTACTATATGCATTTTGCCGAGTTGAATCGAATTGCCGCGCCAAGGCGATTAATCACGATGATGGTACAGCAGCTCAAAAAGCCGCCGGTATTGTAGATAAATCATATGGCCTGTTTCAATTAAAGTTATCTACTGTTAAAGGATTAGGTTTTCAACAACTTGAACATATTAAAATTGTTAAGAAAACTAAAAATAAAACAGTAACGATCAGAAAAACCATAGATCATACCAAAGACTTACTAAATCCTGAAGTTAGCACTTGGTATGCTGCAAAGCTTATAAGTCAGTTATATAAGAGATATGGCGATACTCCTAAAGTTATATCAGCTTATAATGCGGGTCGTTATACTACCGCTAATGACGACTATGTCATGAAGGTATTGAAGGCTTATACACGTTATAAGATTGATAAAAGGTTTTAATATGACACATATAAAGAAACTTCTACGGCTCTCCAAAGCGTTAGGTATTAAAGTTGCTTTTATCCATTACCCCGGTAATGGCGCGTGGCATCCGGCGGTTAATAAAATATCTGTAGATCGGGATTTAGAGGGTACAGAGCTTGTATCAACGATTTTACATGAATTAGGACACGTTGTTGATGATTTAGCCAATCGTTCAGATACAGAATGGCGTAAATTAGATAAGGCTTATAGTAAAGTGTACAAGAATAAAGCTTCCACGAAACAACTCCGATTAGTGCTAAAGCACGAGCGTCGAGCGTGGACTTTCGGTCGGGAGATAGCCCGCCTGTTAAAGATTAAACTCGGTAAATGGTATGATCGAGACGAGAAAGATTCTATTGCCGATTACAAGTCTTAGTGGTATATTGAATTTATGAGTACACCAAACTATGTAACGAAGGAAGATTTTCGATTCATGAGCGACTCGTTGTGGAATGAAAAAGTGTTAGAATCTGGGACATTTGTAAGACCGATCGAGTTAGCATATGTACCAAAGCACATCCGAGATAACCCAATGAATCGATGGTTTGATGCGGAGAAGGAAGTGTACGTATATTGCTCATTTGGTATAATTGCTATACCGAAGAACATAGTGAGGAAGTTATAATATGGAACAAGGAACGAAGCACGACGGTGAAAAGCCAAGACTAGACTTAATTAGTCCGATTGCGTTAGAGGAAGTGGCGAAAGTATTAGCTTTTGGTGCCAAAAAATACCAAGCTTGGAACTGGGCTAAAGGTATAAATTATACGCGTGTTATAGCTGCTATTCTTCGGCATACGTATCTATATCTTAGAGGAGAAACATTAGATTCCGAAACAGGAATTAGCCATATGGCTGCGGTTATGTGCAATGCGATGTTTTTATTACACTTTGAGAAACTAAAGCCGGAGTTTGATGACCGCCCGAAGGATGTTTATGAAATTAGCAACATGTCATCCAAATAAAAAAGAGCGCAGATTTAACAAGTTTAATATGGATAGTGGAGTATTTAGGTCTTGATCTTCGAACATTACATATGGTAATGTTGAATCAACAGTCGAAAGACTATAAAACAAAGGAGTAAAGTATGGCACTAAAAGAAGCAAATAAAGGTGGAATTATTTCCACATCATTTAAATTCACCAAAGCCGGTGATACATTGAAAGGGTATTATCAAGGACAGGTCCAAAAGACCATCAATGGTAGCCCAGTCATTGAACACACCTATAAGACAGAATCCGGATTAATGAGTGTATTAGGACAATCAAACATTCTTCAACAGATTAAAAATAACAACATTAAGCCTGGCATGTATGTTGAAATTGAGTTTTCCGGCGAAATGCAGAAACTTAGGAGTGGTAAAACCATGAAAGTTTATGACATCGCTTACGACGATGAAAACGTTGATTCTGATGCGCAAGCACCGGTTCCAGAGCAAGACGAGGAAGAGGACGAACTCGAAGAAGCCGCTCTTCCTCCAGTTCGTACGCCTGCGGTTGCCGCCTTAACACCACCACCCGCAACGCAAGCACGTATTCAAGCATTGATCAGGCAAGCTAAAAAAGCCTAAGTCTTCGTACTAGGTGGGGGACGTAGGAAGCAACTTACGTCCCTCGTTTTAACAGAGAGATCGAGAGGAGGAGTTCGTGGTCATCTATAGGCTTATAGCACCGGAATGGTTAACAATTGAATCACCTTCGATTCCTAAAGTTTTAGAGGGTGAGTTTACCGACACAGAAATCAAGAAGTTTAATGAACAAGGATATAACGTATATTACCTCCCCAATTACCCCTCTTTGTATACCGGCGGCACCGTTGATGGTTCCCAAGTAGACACATTTGAATATGTCTTCGTTGACATGGACCTTAAAGAAGGAAAGTATAAATCTAAAGATGAGTTCGTCGAATTCGTATGTACATTCCCTCTCCAACCCACAAAGATCATAGACTCTGGCAATGGTATACATGTATATTGGAGAGTTTCAGATCTAAATGCTAAAAGCTATCTATTATTACAAAGAAGACTCACCCGTCATTTTAAGTCAGACGAAGCAGTTAGTAAAATTTATCAACTAATGCGGTATCCAGGTACTCTCAATACTAAGATGAAAGGTAACTTCAAAGCTTGCGCAGTTTGGTTTTTAACCGAGGAAGTGTATACCTGCGAAACTATTGATAAAGCTTTAGCGCCAATAACCCTCTCTGATGAACAATTTTGTAATCAGCACTTCGAAAAGACCTATAAAAAATACTCCAGAGAAGTTAAAATTGATGAAAAATTACCATCTAAATTTGGACAACTACTACACGATAGTCAAGAAGTTAAAGATATATGGCTTGGAAACACCGACGATCGTAGTAAGAGCGATTTCCGACTAGGTCATATAATGTTTGCATCGGGATTTACCAAGAAAGAAGCAACCTCAGTACTAGTAAATTCGGCAAAGGCTCTAGAGCGAGCCCCAATCCACCGCCTAGGCTACGCTGAAGGAATTGTTAATCAAATATGGACTTTTGAGTCGTCATCTATAGATAACAACAAGAAGTCGTTATCTAAAGGTAACAAGATTCCAATTGAATCACAAAGCGTGTTTGATATCCTACAAACAAGTGGCGATAAGCTAAAAGGCGAGCGATTCTATTGTTGGCCATATGTTGATAATACGGAACATGGCTTCAGATTAAGCCAAGTAGTTGGTATGATAGCCGGTTCTGGCGTAGGTAAAACAGCCATTGCTTTAAACATGTTTGAAGGTTTTGTATCTAAGAACCCTAGCTATGACCATCTATTTGTTACCTTAGAACAGCCAGCAAAGGAAATAGCCGAACGCTGGAAGAACCTATGTGGTACAAACATAAATTCGCATCATAAGGTTCGTATCCTTAGTAATTACGACGATGAGGGTAACTACCGAAACTTATCCTTTGATTCAATTCAAGAATATATCCTTAACTATCAGAAAGAGAACAACGTAAAGATCGGATGTGTTGTTATTGATCATATTGGAGCATTACAAAAGTCCTCTAAAGACGGTCGGCAGAGCGTTGAAGACATCTGCCATAAGATGAAGTCCTTTGCCGTGTCAACTAATACACTTCTAGTGATGCAATCTCAAGCGCCTAGAGAAAAGGCGGGAATCGGTGATTTAGAGCTTAATAAAGACGCCGCCTACGGCACTGTGTTTTTCGAATCTTATTGTGATTACCTCATTACGTTGTGGCAGCCACTAAAACGAGTTTATAAAGATGGTGCCCCAACTGTTACCGCTTTTAAATTCTGTAAGATTCGTCATAAGAATCAAAATAAAGACGTGATTAAAGAAGACCTCTGTTATCGACTTAAATTTGATGCTGATTCACAACGATTAAGGGAAATGACGCAGGATGAAGAAGCTGGTTTTTCATATCACTTAAAGCAAGCTACGGCTAAAAGGTCTCAAGATCGTAAAACTGAAATGGTTGAATACGTAGCAGCAGATTTTGGAGGATTACATGGAAAAACTCAAATTAATCAAAACACTTAACGAACTACAGGAATTACGAGAATACATCAAGAATAATGAGTACTTAAGTTTTGATACCGAGACTACGGGAGTGAAGAAATCGGACAAAATCATAGGTTTTTCTGTCAGCGCACATGTCGATACAGGCTATTATGTCATTTTATCAAAGTGGGATGTGCCCACGCAAACGCTGATAGATTTAGAGACTAAAGCAAACGCTACCGACATAATATCATTATTAATCGGAAAACAACTCATCATGCACAACGCGGTATTTGATTGCGCCATGGTAGAGAATAACTTTAAGATAAAATTAATCGATTCTTTATGCACTGACACAATGATTTTAGGACATTTATTAAATGAAAATCGACAAAATGGGCTGAAAGAGTTGGGAACTGCCATATTCGGAGAAGAGTCCAAGACTGAACAAGTAGCCCTGCAGGCTAGCATATTGGCCAACGGCGGCGAAATTACTAGAGCTAACTACGAACTTTATAAAGCTGACTCCGACTTAATTGGTAAATATGGAGCTAAAGACGCGATCTTAACAATTAAGCTTTTTTATCATTTAATGGAACAACTCTATGCAGAGGGATTAGATACCTTCTTTTTTGAAGAATCGATGCCCCTTGTAAAAGGGCCCACCTATGATTTAAATACAATAGGATTGAAAGTTGATACCGATAAGCTGATAAAACTTAAATGTACCTTAGAAGCCGAGTGCCTCGAAGCGCAGGCTTTTATCGAAGCGGAAACAACTAAGTATACGAAGGAAAAGTTTAAGAAATTTAATCCTTCAGCCGGCATGCAGTTGGCGTGGTTACTCTTCCACAAACTTGGTAATGAATTTGGATCTCTTACAGATAGCGGTAAAGAAATATGCAAGTATTTAGGTCTACCGGTGCCGTATTCATCTAAAAATAAACGAGAATTTATCGCAGCCTGTCAAGAACACCGAGGGGAGATCTATAAAGAAGCCTCCGTACATCCGATTACGAGAAAAACCGTAAAGCCTAAAAAGATTGAAGATTATTGGAAATATACTAGAACTGACAAAACTAGTTTAAAGCTTTTTGCAGATAAATATAAATGGGTAGCAAAATTGTTAGAATTATCTAAAAACAAAAAGATTCTAAATACTTACGTCATTGGTATAATGGAAAGACAACAATATGGAATTATTCATCCCAGCTTTTTACAGCACGGCACTACATCTGGGCGATACTCTAGTAAAAACCCTAACTTTCAAAACTTACCAAGAAACGATAAAAGAGTTAAAAGCTGTATTATAGCTAGAGATGGAAAAGTATTTGTAGGTGCCGATTACGCACAGTTAGAACCCCGCGTATTTGCTTCAATATCAGGAGATGACAATCTTATTAATTGTTTTGCGGAAGGTAAAGATTTTTATTCAGTTGTTGGCGCCCCAATATTTGGTAAACACGGATTTAGTTTAGTTAAAGACGACCCGAACTCCTTTGCAAAAGCTTTTCCTCAGTTGCGGGATAAAGCCAAAGTTATTGCCTTAGCCACACCGTATGGACGTACTGCAAGTTTTACTGCTTCGGAAATGGGTGTTAAAAAAGACGAAGCACAAGACTTAATGGATAAGTATTTTCAAGCTTATCCCAAAGTTGAATTAATGATGCTCGTCAGTCATGAAATGGCCAAATCCGATGGTGTTGTAAGAAATCTGTTCGGCCGACCTAGACGAATACCGGAGGCTACTAAAATTGTTGCTAGATATGGTCACAATCTACATAAAGATCTACCGTATGAGGCTAGAACCTTGCTTAACTTGGCAATGAACCATAGGATCCAAAGTACTGGGGCATCGATAGTTAATAGAGCTTGTATTCGCCTATCACATCTTATTAAAGAAGCAAAACTCGAAGGATGTTATATAGTTATGCAGGTCCATGACCAAGTAATCTTAGAATGTAAGGAAGAAGATTCTGAATTTGTAAGTGTATTACTACGAGAGTGTTTGGAAAATACCACTAAACTTCCTGGCGTAGATTTAATAGCAGATCCTTTTATATCTAAAACATTGGCGGAGCAAAAATAGTTGACAATAATACTCTGAGTTGATAGTCTTTAAATATGAATGGATATTATATACAAGGTAAAACAGTTACGGTTACGACAATGATTTCAGTTTATACGTTAGTCATGTTAAAGGATTTAGGCTATAATGTGCGATTTATTTGTTAAATAATTATTGACAATTAAAGACATATGTGTCATCTTATAAGCAGGAGATGACACATGTCTGAACGAAAATTACCTGTAGGAATGACTGAATTCGACCAATTAATCATTGATCTTAAAACTCAATTTGAGTTACCCACCAGTGATGAATCTTCGCTGAAGTTTGCGATTGCTTCCATCATTATGCACCTAGGACCAGATGATTCACATAAATCCTTAGAGTTCTTCTATAAACGCCTTGTTGCCGGAGCCTCAAAGCAAGTAGCTCATACAGTTTTCCAAGAAGTTAAGAAAGCACAAGAAGAGAAGCTAGCCGCAGAAAAAGCAGCAGAAGCCGCCAAAAATGAACCACAACAGCAATGAGTTTAAGAAACTGCAAGATAAATGGTACGAGAAGCTAGATAAGTCTGGTTTTGAAGATATTGAAAGCCGTGATGGACGAATTAAACGTGAAACCATTCACGAGTTAAACAAGTTGCTTTATTCTACGAAGCACTCCCACAAGAGTTCGAAGTCCGATGAGTTAAATACTCAAACAACTATCGAAAAGTTTGAGGACAAAAGAACTTACTTTACTTTAGCTGAGCATTTCTTACACGAGCACACTTTTGCTGATGAACTGGAAAAAACTATATGGAGTCTTCACGTTGAAGGATACAGTGCCAGGGAAACAGTTAAAGAGCTGAAAGCCATAGGTATAAAAATCTCTAGGACGCCAACGTTACTAAAGTTACGAAGCGTGCGTCAGAAGATGTTAGATAAATATGTCCGACACGATTAATAAGTCTGAGTTAATAACAATTCGAGAAATGACGCCAGATGACACTAACTTCATCTATGCTAGTTGGCTGCGCGGGCTCTACTATGGTGATAGCTGGTTAAGCGACGTGCCGAAGTCAATATTTATGGAGCATTATCACAAAGTCATTGCCTTTATCCTTAGCAAACCAACCACCGTGGTGAATGTTGCTTGCTTAAAGGATGATCCTAGTGTTATACTTGGTTATGCCGTAATGTCTGATGTAGCAGTACATTGGACATTCGTTAAGAAGAATTGGAGAGGAATTAGGTTAGCGAAAGATCTAATACCTAGCCATTTAAACACAGCCACACATTCCACTAAGGTAGGTATGGCTATTATAAAACATAAGGGATGGGTCTATAATCCGTTTCTTGTTTAAGGAGTTAAGATGGAACGAACATTAGAAGTTATTACTAAAGAATACAGTGATTTATGTGCTAAAGCCGGACATATCCAGTACCAAGTTGGAGTTTTGTCGACTGAATTAGCCACGTTAAATGATAAACTTAAAGAATTAAACTTAGAAGCAGCTGCGCTAGCGAAAGCACCAGCGGTGTCCGATGAGCAGAAAAGTTAATTACGCTCGATTACATGCTGCGGCTCATATACCATCCGTCGGTGACCTAGGCCTAGTGTTACCTCCAACCGGTAAAACATTAGATGGTCTGATTATGGTGCGCGATGGTGATGAACTACTTCTTAGTTTTATGCTGAAAGGTGTGGAAGTAACTGCGGCTATACCCAAAACAAACGTATCGATAATGGTATTTGCTCCTGAACCCACAAAACCCGCATTGAAAGTAGCTAAAGGATAAGTATGGTCCTACCTCGTGAAACAGAAGTTAAGAAAAGTTATGTAAAGATTATACCTGAGAGTCCTCCGATGATTTCCATTGATGACTCTATAAAAGACTGCTTAATCTGTGTTAAGAGGATCGTAGACCAAATTACTTTTGTTACTACAAAGAATGAAATTCCTGATAGAGAGACAGTCCAAACACTGAAGGACTGTCTCTCTATGCTTTTTGAATCAAAGAAGAAAGAACAAGACTTCTTAGACTCATTAACAGAGGAACAACTGTTGAAGTTAGCTAGGAAACGTAAATGAGTTTAGCGTCTAAGAAAGGGATTGCAAAGGCAATACTTAAACTCAATAAGGCGAAAGGAAGAAACTTTAATTTAAAAGAATATCTGTTTCCGGAGCAGTACGCCTTCATATCAGATCCATCACCAAATAAACTAGCTGTATGTTCTCGACGCGCCGGTAAAACGATAGCTTGTGCCGCCGACCTTGTATTTACGGCTACCAACAATCCTGAAACTGTTTCAGTTTATATTACTCTCAGCAGAAACAATGCAAAACGTATTATCTGGAGAGAAATCAAAAAGATTAATCGAGATTATAATTTAGGGGGTAAAGAGAATTCATCTGAATTATCTGTAACATTTCCTAACCAATCGATAATTTACCTATCTGGAGCAAAAGATACCAATGAAATTGAGAAGTTCCGAGGTCTCGCTCTTAAACTAGTGTATATCGATGAAGCTCAATCCTTCCGTGAATACATCAAAGAACTTATAAACGACGTGTTAGCACCAGCCCTCCTAGACCACGCTGGTACCTTGGTCTTGATTGGTACGCCTAGCGCCATTCCAACCGGTTATTTCCATGATTGTGCCCAAGAGGGTTCGAACTGGAGTAAGCATCGGTGGACTTTTTTTAATAATCCATTCTTACTAGCTAAGTCAAAAATGACACATAAACAGATGTTAGACAGAGAATTAGCAAGACGTGGTGTTCTTCTGACCGACCCGTCAATTCAACGAGAGTATTTTGGTAAATGGGTCACAGATAGTGATTCGTTATTAATTAAGTATAACGAGAAACTTAATGATTATGTCGATTTACCAGCCTTGAAACCCCCTGCTAGGTGGAACTATATCATGGGTATCGATTTAGGGTTTGATGATGCTGATGCTATAGCTATTATAGGCTGGTCTGAAGCTGAGCCAGGAACGTACTTAATTGAAGAAAAGGTCGTCCCCCAACAAGGTTTAACTGAACTAGTTGAGCAAATTCAAGCATATCAAAAGAAATATGATATAGCCAAGATGGTCATTGACCAAGGTGGGTTAGGTAAGAAACTAGCAGAAGAAATGCGGCGACGCCATCAGATACCAGTTGAACCAGCAGATAAAGCTAGAAAGATTGAGAACATAGCTTTCTTAAATGACACTCTACGTACTAGCAGATTTAAAGCTAAGAAAACCTCTAAGTTTGCTCAAGACGCATATCTAGTTGAAATTGATCAGGATAAATCAACAGCCGATAAGATTAAAGTCTCAGATAAATATCACTCGGATATTATAGACGCTGTATTATATGCTTTTAGAGAATCCCCTGCTTTTACGTTTCAAAAGGAACCTGAAAAACCTAAATATGGAAGCAAAGCATGGGCTAAGCAACAAGAGGTGGATATGTTTGATAACGCCCTAGAACACTTTCAAGAGCAGTCAGATAACGCCGAATGGTGGAAAAAGCTATCAAATACCTAAAAATACATCAAATTCTGTTTAATTTGATTAAATTTAGGTCATTCCGCTAAAGTTAGGAGTCCTACATGCTACCATTTTTGAAACAAAAGCAAGCCAAAGACGCCGGTGTTATAACCCAGTTACGATCACCCGACGAAGGCCAGGAACAAGACTCGTCGTCCGGCCTTGAAATGGCTATGCAAGATTTCTCTAGAGCCTCCGATGCTAAAGATTTTAAAGGGATGGCTGCAGCTTTTAAAGCTGCATTTGACATCCTTGAATCAGAACCCCATGATGAAATTTCACACGAAGAATAAAGGATAAAATACCATGCCCCTAATCAAACGCGCTTCTAAAAAAGCCCTGAGTAAGAACATTGAAACAGAAATGCATGCCGGAACACCACAAAAGCAGGCACTAGCTATAGCTTTCAATACTCAACGTCAGGCTCGAAAGAAAATGGCCTTTGGCGGTGAATTCATGGGTAAAAAAGACTCACAACCAGCCCAACCAGCCCCCAGACCGTCGGACGACCAGTCTAATACAGAAGCTGCAATGGATTCGATTAGGAAAGCATTTGGACCTAAAAAAGCCAAAGGCGGTATGATGTACGCAGAAGGTGGAGAAATAAGAGCCGGCTCTCATCGCCCAAACGCAGACGATGAAGACGAAAGAGAAATGTCTATGATGGAAGGCGCTTCCCGTGAACATTCTCAAGAATTAGATGCTAGGGACGAACATATGAGCGGCATTGACAGCGCCCGCGATAAACGTGAAATGGATATGACCGACGACGAACGTTTAAGCCACGGCGCAGAAATTGATGCCCGCGATGAACACATGAGCGGTATTGACGATGCTGCTGACGAGCGCGAAGAAGATATGCTCAACTCTAAACCCCTTCGTCACTCTTCAGAAAAAAGAGCTGGCACTAAAATGGTTGATGAAGACTCCAAAGATGATATGGAACTATCGATGATGCATCTTGCTAAAGGCGGAATTGCCGATCGAATACGAGCAAAACACAAGATGATGGCCGAAGGCGGGGAAGTTGATCTTCAAGATAATAGCGATGAACATTTAAATGAAGAAGATCAATTAAGTTATAAAGCTGCACGTAAAAAGACTTATTATGATGATAGTCAAATTTCTCGTCAACCTATGGATTCAAATGAACATGGTGACGAACTTTCGGATGAGGATTCACACGACATGGTCTCCTCTATCCGAAAGAAGATGAAGTATAAACAACGAAGTTAATTGAGGGGATTATGAACCCTAAAGAACTCAAAAAGCTTGCTGATACCTGCCGAAAAGCTGGTATTAAGCACTTTAAGAATGCCGATTACGAGTTTACATTAGCTGATGATGCCCCAGTTTCAAACTATAAGAAACGCAATGCACCGCAGTTAACGGGACCCGTGGTAGATCCTGGTCTCTCAACGCAACAACTAACCGACGAAGAAATGCTTTTTTGGTCTGTTGGCGGAGCTGCTGAAAGTACGGAACAATAACAATGAAGGTTTCAAAAGTTACTCCTAAGAATACCGTTACGTTTAGCACTAAAGACCCCAATTCACAGCTTAAGGGAGTATGGAAGTGGTGGACGGCGAAAAATGATAGAGAACTGACTAACCAAGTTCTTTCTACCGCGGCTTATCTTAAAGAGAGTCAACAGTACCTTCAACGACAAACAGCTATTTATGCTAGGCTCTATGGAAATATGAGCTTATTTAGTTTTATTGGTTCAAATACCACTAAGATGGATCAACAGACTGGTTTACCAGCTGATAGGCCTACTTTTAATTTAGTTCAATCCTGTATTGATACGTTAGTTTCTCGACTCAGTCAAAATCGACCCGCCCCTGTATTTTTGACCGATGCCGGCGATTATAAAGAACGTAGATTAGCTAAACAATTAAACAACTTCATCTTAGGTGAATTTTATCAAACTAAAGCTTACGATAAAGCTGCCATTGCTTTACGCGACGCGTGTGTTACCGGAACTGGTATTCTTAAAGTTTATGAAACCGCAGATAATAAGGTAGCCCTCGACAGAGTTCTACGTACTGAATTACTCATAGATTCCAATGATGGCATCTACGGTGAACCTAGACAAATCTTTCAAATGAAATTAGTTGATAGAGATGTGTTAAAGGACCTCACCGGGTCTAAACAGATAGTTGAAGATGCCGCAACTGCATATCCGGATAACTCAGCAGAATCATCAAAAACAGTTACCGATCAAGTAATGATTGTTGAATCTTGGCATTTACCTAGCGGCCCGGGCGCTAAAGATGGCCGGCATGTTATAGCCTGTAGTTCTGGCATACTTCTTGATGAAAAGTACACAAAGGATAAATTTCCCTTCGTCTTTATACAATACTCCCCACGTTTGCTGGGGTTCTGGGGCCAAGGGTTATCTGAGCAATTAATGGGAACACAGATAGAAATCAATTCCTTATTATTCACCATCTCTCGAGCAATCAAGTTAGTCGGTGTCCCTAGAGTATTCGTCGAAGCAGGATCTAAAGTTTCGAAAGCAGCTTTTAATAACGACGTCGGAGCTATCATTGAATACCGAGGTATTAAACCTTCGTATGAAGTAGCGCCCGCCGTACCACAGGAGTTATATGCACAATTGCAACGACTCATCGACTACGGATACCAGCAATCTGGCGTGTCTGCAATGCAGGCGTCAAGCCAAAAGCCAGCGGGTCTTAACTCCGGAGAAGCCATTAGATCTTACGATGATATCTCGACAGACCGAATGGCTGCGCTCTCAAAACGATACGATAACATCTTTGTCGAACTTGCTTACGCGATTACTGACCTTGCTAAAGACATTGCAGAACGAACCGGCAGTTATCAAACAGTTTACCCTAACAAAGACGGAACCAAAGAAATAGACCTACCAAAGGTTACGATGTTAGAAGACCCATTTGTTATTCAAGTCTTTAATCAATCTAGTTTACCGAAAGATCCTTCCGGCAGAATGCAAAAGATCACTGAAATGATTGCGAGTGGAATGCTTGATATTAAAGAAGGCCGTCGATTACTTGATTTCCCAGACTTAGGACAAATAGATAAATTAGCGAATGCTTCGGAGGAAAGAATCTTTCAGTTACTTGATAAGATTGTAGAAGATGGTGAATATACCCCACCAGATCCATTCATGGATTTATCGCTTGCGTCTCAGTTAGTAGTACAGTACTATAATTTATACAGCTCTTGTAGGTTAGAAGAAGATCGATGCCAGATGCTTAGAGATTTTTTCAGCCAAGTACAAACGATGACCCAAGCAGCACAACCGGCTACGCCAGCTATGGCGTCGGGATCTCCAGGAAGTGTACCAGCGCCAACGACGGCACCACCTCCGCAACAAGTAGGTATCCAATCTCAACAGTAACCCATTATCAGACAAGAATCTAACCTATAGATATCTCCCTTAATACCAAATGGTAATCCAGGCGGCGCACAATAAGTTTTAGAGCTAGTACAGCTCTTTCATTAAGAAGCAACAACAAAACCGATGTCACAAGAATTAATATGTTTTTGTGACATATAAAGCAATGAAATTGTAATCAAATTGATTACTTAGGAGATACCATGAAAGTCGAAACGATCGCAGCCCCTTCTATTACACAACCAACTGGTGCAAAGTCCATAGCGCAAGTCAGTGCCCGAGATAGAGCTATACAGATGCTAACAGCGCAACAGTCACAGCAAGCTCCCGTTCAAAACCCAACAAATGTAGCACCGGAAGAAATGTCCGCTATTGTGCCTAAACAACAAGATTCCGGTCAATCCGCTAAAGATGAGAGCCAAGTTCCTGTTGCTAACGAAGCATCAAAAGCACCAGAAGAACCGATTAGTTCTCAATACGCCGTTTTAGCGCGTAAAGATAAGGCCTTACGTCTTAGGGATCAACAGCTAAAGCAGAAAGAAGCTGCTTTGCGTGCCCAAGAAGAGGCGTTAAAAGCTAAACCTGTCGCCCCCTCCATTGATGAATCCAAATATATCTCAAGAGATAATCTTCTAAAAGATCCAATTCGAACTCTTTTAGACATGGGATTAACCTATGATCAACTGACGGAAGCCGCCGTAAACGGTCCTAGTCAAGAGAATATGTCTCTTCAGAATGAATTAAGAGCAATGAGAGAAGAACTTAAAGCTCTAAAGGGTGAGACTGAGAGCACTAAGAAAAGCTTTGAAGAGAATCAGAACTTACAACGACAACAAGCAGAAAAACAGATTAAGTCTGATGTCTCCAGATTAGTTCAATTAGATCCCAGCTTCGAGATGATTAAAGCAACCGGAAGTGTTGGAGATGTAGTGGAATTGATTACGAAAACCTTTGATGAGGACGGAATTCTTTTGACCGTTGAGGATGCCGCCGCTCAAGTTGAAGAGTATCTTGCTGAGGAAGCTATTAAACTCGCAAGACTTAACAAAATTCAACAGAAATTGCAACCTAAAGTTGCTCAACAGACGCTAACGAGTCAAACTCAGCAGCAACAAGTGAAAACCTTGACGTCTAATATGACTAACTCGAGACCTTTAAGTGCTAGGGATCGAGCTATATTAGCCGCTGAAGGAAAATTAAACAAGTAATCGATAGCTTAAACTTACTGCAGCATGGTGTTACGGTAAGGTATAAACTATCAAAAACTGACCTAGGATCATGACGTTCTAACCAATGTTATAACCAACGTCTAAAGGAAATAAAATGTCCGCAATATATGCAAATTCAAGTAACCAAATTGCAGCTTAAACTTAAATATTGATATAATTAAAATAAAGTGGTACATTAAATTATGTTTAGTGATAAACCCATGATCATATATTTCGTAACTTTAAACAACGAAATAGTTTATATAGGACAAACCAAGCTCACACTAGGCAAGCGTCGTTCTCAACATGAGTATAACGCACGTCGGGGTAAAGGTTATGTAATAGGCTCTGCTATAAGAAAGCATGGAGCAGATAAATTTTCTTGGAATACGCACAGCGTTTATTATAACCAAGTCGATTTAGACGAAGCTGAAAAGCACTACATAACAAAATACAAACCTAAGTATAACATAAACTTAGGAGGAGAATCTAGGGGAATTCGTAAAAAAGACGGATTAAAACCTTGGAATAAAGGTCAAAAAGGACTACAAGTTGCCTGGAATAAAGGCCGCAAAGAGACTAGACCGGAAGTTTTAGAAAAGATTAAATCCTCAGCAGTTGCTAGGGATAATTCTTCTAGAACTATAACTCCTGAACATAGAGCTAAGCTCGTTAAAGGGCGACGATCGGCATACGAAGACGTTGCAAGGCCTTTTAAATGTGAGCAAAACGGTAAAACCTATTTACTGGTCGTAGATGCCTCTAGGGATTTAAATATATCCGCAAACGGCATTTACGCAGTATTAAATCCAAACAGTAGGTTAAAATCCTACAAAGGATTTACTTTTAATTATATACAGTCTTAGAGCTGTTTAAATTTTCTCTAATTGACTTGGAAGCCTAGAAGTAGGTGACAGGGCGGAAGGCTAAGGCCACCGTGAACGACTAAATGAGAAGACAACGTAAATGTTGATGTGATAGTCTGAACACTGGCATAACAAAAGAAACCAGTGAAGTGGGGGTTAATAACCCACGATAACAAATTGTAAAAGAGTTGTATACCGATAGTAATGAATACATGAAGGATTAACACTAGGTCCTTCTAAAACCAACCAATATCGGGGGACGCTGAAACGCCAATCCCGAGGTAAAGCAGGGAGTAAAGGTCCTGGCTCACCGTAACGCGTAGTACTTGACACTCTCATAAAAACATGAGAGACTAAAATAGTACCAAGAGTGGTAGGCAATCTAGATACTAGATTGATAATGTACGCTGAACTAATATGAAGACATGTAAACGAAAAGACTGCACAGAAAACAACCCGCAGCCTAAACAAAACTTTGTTAAGGATAGTCGATATGCAGACGGGTACCAAAATATGTGCAAATCTTGTCAGAAAAAATATAACTCAGCCAGGTTTGATCGAAACCGAGCTAAGATTCTTTTACAGTCCAAGACTTATTACAGTTCTACTATAGACGCCTCTCGAAAAAAGAGGGCAGAGTATAGAGCTACTCATAAAGCGTTGCAAAAACAACTAGAGGCTGACTGGAGAAAGAAAAACCCAGGCAGATCCCGCGAAAAAGTTCGACGGTATCAAGCTAAAAAGTTAAATGCAACACCTAAGTGGTTGACTGAAAAGCAAGTACGAGAAATCCAAGCGTTCTACGAAAACTGTCCAATTGGGCATGAGGTAGACCATATACTCCCCTTACAAGGGGTTAGCGTCTCTGGGTTTCACGTTCTAAACAACTTACAGTACTTGCCCAGATCAGAAAATCGTAAAAAGTCAAACAAATATTAGAAGTTGAGATAAAAAGCTCAACGATAACATTAAGTTAGTTTACAAAGAAAATCCTTTCTTGGCATTAGTGCCCAAACTGGAATCTCCAGACGGTTTCGCTGGTAAGTACATTCCAGTGCCTATCGAATTCGGCGTACCAGCCGGACGATCACACTCGTTCTCTAATGCGCAAAACCAACAGACAGCAGCTCAACTGGCTTCTTTCTTCGTGTATGTGATTTCAGACTATCAGTTGGTAACTATTACGAACCTCCTTAACTCCATGGGGACCTGCTAGAGTAATCTAGCTTGCAAATCGATCAAATTCGGTGAAAGCTGAAACGCTAATACCGAGCTAAATGCAGAGGATAAAGAATCTGCATCAGTGTAGAGCATAGTGCTTGATCCTAGGGCCAAAATGGACTAGACTAAAATAGCACCACGAGTGATCGACATCCGAGAAGTAAATCTGAAAGGATGATAAGATATGCCGACCTTAACTAAAGTATGTACTCTTTGTAAAGTAGAAAAGCTAGAAATAGAATTTTACCCAAATGGATACACACAGAACGATGGCAGCAAAAGTTAAGAAGTAGAGGATAAAAAGCCTCTACGATAACAGCTCCGCATGGAGCAAACCAAATCAAATGCGGGTAGAATGTGCCCCCTAGCAGCGTAAGCTGTTAGAGAAAACTGACCAATATCGGTGAAGGCTGAAATGCTAATACCGAGATAAGCTAAGTAACTAAAAAGATTTAGCCATCGTAACGATTAGTACTTGAAAACTGATGAAAATCAGAATAAAATAGTACCACGAGTGGTCGGCATCCCAAAGGGATGAAAATTTAATCTGGACTTATATGAAGACTTGTAGAGACTGTAAAATAACTAAAGAGAAAAAAGAATTTAGTATTAGACAGCCGATATGTAAACCATGTCGCTCAAAAGTGATGGCACAAAGATACTTAGACAACAAAGAGCATCACAATAAAAAGAGCAAAGCATGGTATCAAGCTAACAAGTCGATAGTAAGCATTAAAGGAAAAGCAGCTCGAGCCTCAAACAGAGAGAGTATAAATCTGAAGAGAAGGCTTAAGAAATACGGAATTACACTAGAACAGTATAATCAAAAACTAGTGGAAAACAATAATTCCTGTGAAATCTGCAAAAAACCCTTTACTGAAACGCCTGCCATTGATCATGATCACACGACTGGACAATTTAGAAGTCTACTCTGTGATAACGATAATACGGCGCTGGGTTTGATGAAAGAGAATTTAGCAACTCTGGAGTCAAGCATGTCTTACCTAAAGAAATATAAGAAGTAGAGGATAAAGAGCCTCTACGATAACAGTCAACGGCATTTGTTGATGCAGCTAAACTGCAAATGGACGGTGGATTCAGAATGATCACCAACAACATCGCTTTCGAATTGTTCGGTGATGGGTCTGCTACACGAGGTTTCATTGGCTCTACAGTGTCTTCATCTGCTCCTACTTACGTTATTACGCTGTCGAATGCTCAACAGATCGTTCAGTTTGAAGTTGGAATGACCCTAGTGAACTTCGCCATCAGTGCAGGACTTATCTCTAGCATCAGCAGCAGCACTGCTTCAATCACAGCAGTTGATAGAACTAACGGAATTATCACCGTTCTTGCTTCTGCTACTGACGCTTCATGGGCTTCCGCAGGACACGGACTCGGAGTATACGGGGACATCGTTGCAGGACCAGTCAGCACCGGAACGAACCTTGCATTATCCGGATTGGCCGCATGGCTTCCAGCTTCTGCTCCTAGCAGCTCTGATAGCTTCTGGGGTGTGAACCGATCTGCAGACGTAACCCGTCTTGCTGGTATTCGATACAATGCTCAATCATTGACTATTGAAGAAGGTATCACCAACGCTCTTGCAGTGTTAAACCGAGAAGGTGGAAAACCCGACCTTTGTATCATGGACTTCGCTTCTTTCGCAGCTCTTGTGAACAGCTTAGGGGCTAAAGTTCAGTACGTTCAAGTAAAACATGATGAAGTTGAAGTAGCTTTCGAAGGGATCACCTTTCAATCTGCTTACGGCCGAGTCACTGTATTAGCTGACCGTTCATGTCCTCCTCAGACCGCTTACCTCTTAACGATGTCAACTTTCAAGTTGAGATCTTTAGGAAAAGTACCTCACATCCTCACTTATGGGATGGAGGGCTTGGAGGGGTTGAGAGTGGGAAATGCTGACGCCCTCGAAATACGAATTGGCTATTATGGCAATTTAATTTGTAGCGCCCCAGGATGGAACGCAGTCGTTCAATTGTCTGCATAATCATATAGTTAGATAAACTTTTTAAGTAAAGTTAGAGCCCTAGATCAAAAGTCTAGGGCTTTTTTAGAACTTATAATTTACACGTGGAATGGAAACACGTGCCAAAAATAATATTTGACAAATTTTTATAATTTGATATTATATATTTAAGGAGTTTGAAAATGATTATTTATAAAATTACTAATAAAATAAATGGCAAGATCTACATAGGACAAACTGTTCAACAACTCATGGACAGATGGAGCGATCACTCTAGACCAAGTTTAGGTAAACATATGAATCGATCGGCTATAGCGTCTGCCATTAGATTACACGGCAAAGAGAATTTCACAGTCGAACAGATTGATTCGGCGGGAACCCTAGAAGCATTGAATATCTTGGAAATTCACTATATACAAAAATTCAATACACTCTCTCCGAATGGTTACAATCTAGAACTAGGAGGCGATAGTAAGCGATGTCACGAAGAAACAAAAGCTAAAATCAGCGCTACTCTAAAAGGAAGACCCTTTATCAATCGCATGAACGGAGCTCCCAAAGGACGCCCAGTATCGGCCGAACGCCGGGCTCAAATTAGCGCCACCATGACTGGACAAGCGCAGCCTTGGAAGTATAAAGCCGTTATAGACTCCAATGGTGTCATTTATGAGTCTGTAAATGCTGCAGCCAAAGCTAACAAAATTAACCGAGTCACGGTGTCCCAAGCACTAAAATCGGGAAAACCAACAAGATCAGGCTTAAGCTTTAAATTCATATAAGCTTGTAAAGACTTGTAAAGTTATACCCGCTAGGTATCCCTGTCCCCGAAACTGCATCCAATTATACCCGATTGCATCTGTTTTCATTGGTTTGTTACCGGTATAGTAACAAAACTCCAAACTTAAATGCAGAGATAAGTAAAACTACCGAGTTGTTGACTCTATACAAAATCGGTAGTATTATGTATTCATGGAGGACGGTATGAAGTCATACATTATAGCTAGTGGTATAAGCAAAGGTGATGTGTCTAGACCAGATTGGGAATGGCAAACTATTGATTTATTAGGTTTTATTAGTGAAAAGCTTCAAGAAGATAGATTAACAACTAAGAAAGAAGCACGTTATAGACTTAAATTTCATCAGATTGTTCAAGCGGCATTGAAACAACACAAGAAAGATGCGGCTTAATATGGTATTAAATGCCGATGATTATCGAGTTAACGCAAAACCAATAGAAATATTACTACGTGATAAAACTGAACAAGAGCGTTATGAAGCTATCGGACCAATTGCTGTAGCATACGGTGTACCAATTATTGTTGTCTGTTGTTATGTCGGCGAGTTATATGGTTTTAGTCCCCGTCTACTTGACTTTATAGATCGTCTAAAGGTATTCTATACGGTGACAGATATAAAAGGAGTTAAACATGTATAAATTACTAATAGTTTTATTACTAATTGTAGGTTGCGGTCCTCAATACATCATAGAAAAAGGTCCCCAAGGTGCCCAAGGACCTACCGGCGCTACTGGAGCTCAAGGACCTACCGGCGCTACTGGAGCTCAAGGACCTACCGGCGCTACCGGTGCCCAAGGACCAGCAGGACCACAAGGAATACCCGGTTTAAACGCCGCACCGACCACAACAGTGCAATTCTGCCCCGGTTATACCCCCAACTATCCAACAACCTTTCCTGAGTCAGGATTGTGTGTTGGAGGCAATATCTACGCTGTTTACTGGGATGGTACTAATGCATGGTTAGCACTGATACCTCCAGGACACTATGCGTCAACTTCGACAACCGCTCCATGTGACTTTACCGTAGTCGCCGGTTGCGTTATAAATAATTAGTTGACAGTAAATGATGACTTTGGTATTCTTTAATCAAGGAGACAAAGTATGTTGGAAATCTTAATAGTACTAATGACTATCTTCTTCGGATACCATGTTTTCGCAATATTTAAACCGTTTTTAAGTCGAATGTTTGTTAAAGCAGTAGTGTTTACGGTTGGTAGCCCTTTTCTCGCTATGGTCGGCTTGTTCGTTGCACTCACAATTAGCTTTATAGGTGCAATTATAATCTTCAGTTAAAGGAGTAACATATGATTTGTCGTAAATGTAAAAACCCCGGAATCCGGAATGAAGTATTAGGAAAAGAATTCTATTACTGTCGTACATGTAAAGAAGAAATTACTTTAGAATTTAAGGAAGAAGAAATGAGTCAAGAAATGCTTGACCAACTCTTCGATGACTGGCAGAAGAATCCGGCAGCTCAGTTTACAGTAGATAATAGCCAGTGCTATACTAAAGATGCTAGCTATGTTAACATAACTTGGGCTGGTAAAGGCCATACTACGGATTGCAATTGTAAAGACTGTGATGATATAGTACAAGAGTTGCAATGGGTTTTAGGAAAACAACTGAGTTTTGAGAATGAAATATTGTTTTGTACGGAGTTATGGCAGTTTTTAGAAATTCACGATAGAGAACATATGGCTTATATGTACTTAACTCCCGACTCTGTGAACGAAAATGTCAGAGCACGAGAATACAATTTATTGAGTTTGGCTATGGTACAGCTAATTACTGAGGATTATTCGTGTGATCGTCAGCTAATGGAAGTATTATACAATTTACGTTTATCGTTTTTTACAGAGGAGTTCGCATGATGTACCATTTAGGGAATAGATTTGTCTTAGCTAATATAGAGTGTGTTGTGGCCTTTATTGATTCACGAGGTTATGCCCACGTATCTCCAGTGGAAGATGGGGACGAATATCACGGTGATAAACTCTATAAAGGCCTTGTATTCGCCGTATTAGATCGCAAAGGAAAAGATTTACACGGTGAAAAAGCTATTGCTTTACCGAGTTTAGAATGTGGCGCCGTATGAACGTGGATTTTATAATATTCACATTAATAGCATTTGGGATCGGTTTTTTGCTCATAAGAGCTGATTAAGTATGATACTCTACTTATAAGGACATATTATGATACTAATGCTTGAATGCCATTATTGCGGTTTTAAATGGGAAAAGAATGTATATATGAGGGCAAGTCTTGACTCTGAATGTTGCCCGAAATGTAAAGATACAAAGCTAAAAGTTAGAGATAAAGAAGAACATACAATCGATGCTTATAAGGGTTGCCCTCCATTTGAAGAGGATCGAAACGCCCCCGAGGATGGTATGGGTGTTATTCATGACTATATCACACTTAAAAATCTATAGTGTTTAAGTATCAGACAGCGTCTAAAAGATAGACGATAATCGGAGTAGGTACAGCTTGAAATCATTACGTAAACAGGTGGCACAGCAACTGCAGTACTTATAAGACATAGAGGTTAGGTTCGGCGGGTTCCTTCCTACCAAAAGCGAGAACCCCCAAAGTTTGGCCCGCGTACCCCTCAAGTTCCTTTCCTTGAGGGGTCCTTATTTAAGGAGTTATAATGTCCTTATTTATATTTATGGTAATATACTGGATTATTATAATCCTCAATGAACCCACAGACTTATAATTAGTAAATTAATGGTTGACTATATTACGGTTCTATTAGATACTATAAGTATGAATAACGAAATTAAAAAGAATAAGGTTTATGTAGTAGGGCAACTAACAACAGGTTATTATGTAGTTATTAATAAAACTACCAAAGCAATTCAAAGTGCTTGGAAGACTCGAATCGATGCGCTGGAAGTTGTCAATAGACTTAACAAACTGTTTTCATAGGAGAATATATGAAAAGTAAACTAACAGATATCACCGTAGCAGTAATAGTTTGGTCAATGGTATTAGCTACCCAGCTACTTAATTGGCTAGTAAGAGGCTAATAAATGGTCAATCCGCTAAATATGTAAGCTGAGATGTCCTCAGACTACTCCCGGCTAAGAGGTCCTAGGTATTATCCGGTGAAAGGGCGCTATATGCTTCCCTAGTACTAGGATAACAAAGGATATCGAGTGCTTAAAGTTTGCTCAAAGTGCAATTCAGAAAAAGAAACTTCTGAATTCTACAAAAAATCACGCTTTAGAAAATATCCAACCTCTATTGCAGGATACGCATCTGAATGTAAAAAGTGCGTATTAGCTTAGAGAGAAGATTTTTATCGATTAAATCCAGAAGATAATATTAAAACTCTTTCTAATTTGATCGGGTACTTAGAATCGAACAATAATTCCGAGTTAGCGGGCTACAATACTAACGTAGTGGAAGTAAAATTCCCTAAGAAAGTTGGATAATTATATTGCTAATCGTAACTTTGCAAACTCTCGCATGTACACTGGGCACGTTATGCCCGTTCTTTTAGACTGCAACTTCGTAGTTGATTCTACAAACGGAAATGGTTTAGGAATTAGATCCCTAAAAGGACCCTACATCCAAAACGTATTCATGCATACTTCTGCAACTCCTGGACTTGGAAACTCAAATCCTTCAACTCCTGGAATCTCTGTAACAAATCCAAATCCAGCTTCTGGAACTATTGTAATCCAATTTCAAGACAACTATAGCCGACTTTACACAGGCGGAAACGCTATCGTATCTCCACTAGGATCTTCTCTCCCAGTAGATGCTAGTGACGCTGCTCTTACCATCGGCGTCCCTTATGTTATCACCATCTTAGGAGATGCTACAGCAGCTGATTGGTTAGCTCTTGGAGTTCCAGCAGGTTTAACCCCTGCAGTGGGCCTAGCTTTCATTGCTAAAGCAACTGGATCAGGTGTCGCTTCTGTATCTCGAGTAGCTCCAACCGCAGCTGCTGGATCCGCAGTTATGTCAATTGAAACCGTTGGAGACAGCAAGCAAGCTTTAGCTCCCGCTCAACCTCTTAGCTTTCCTCAAGGCTTCGGCGGACAAATTATTCTTCAATGCAGAAATTTATCCGGTGCTGTAGCAGCTCCAGTCGATGGATCTGTAATCAGTTTAAGTTTTTTGTTGAGCAATAGTTCAGTTATAGTTCAAGGCGAATAAGCCAAGATACCCGAACCACACTTGCTTAAAACGTAATGAATTCGGGACCATATAGCCATGGTATAGGGGCCGGGGGCGTGCGAGTCGCCCGTCTGTTTTAACAGGAGCTTAAATGGCTGCACCATCTACACCTAATAACTTCTATTTGCAGACCGGGAATCGCGTCAACTATTTGAGTTGGGATCTATCCACTGGTGCCACTTCCTACGTGATCCAACGCAGCACAGATGGTGTTAACTTTACGGCTTTAGCAACGTCTTCACTTAATAATTATTTAGATACAACGGTAAGTGTTGGAATTGAATACTTTTACCAAGTTGCTGCATCCAATGGAACTGTTAGTCCTTATACTACACCACAATCTATCATCCCCACACCAACTGCGGAGATGAGTTTAGGTCAATTACGCCTCATGTCACAGCAGCGAGCAGATAGAGTTGGATCTAATTTTGTTACTTTACCTGAGTGGAATAGCTTCATTAATCAGGCAATGTATGAATTATACGATTTACTAGTTACAGCTGATGAAGAATACTTTATTGCTACGCCTGCTCAATGGCCTTCACAACCTAATAACAATAATCAAACGTATTTATATCCTCTACCAGATGGCGTAACACCCTTTATTAACGGTATTAATGGAACGCCAGGCTATATAGCGCCAGCTTATTATAAGATGAAGGGTGTCGATCTATCGCTTAATACTGCAAATAATGCTTGGGTTACAATCAATAAATTCAATTTCATGGATCGAAATAAGTTTGTTTATCCTAATACAGCTTCCACCATTTACGGTGTGTTTAATCTACAATATAGAGTAATGGGCAATAACATTGAATTAATTCCAACACCATCTGCCGGCCAAAATCTACGGATTTGGTATATCCCACGCTTGACACAGTTGTTACAAGACACAGACTTAACTTCAACTGGTATATCGGGATGGAATCAATATATCATTATAAGAGCTGCTAAGTATGCGTTAGATAAAGAAGAATCTGATACAACGAAATTAGACCAAGAACTTGTATTCCTTAAGCAACGTATCGAAGAGACTGCGGACAATCGAGATATGGGCCAACCTGACCGAGTTACAGACATAAGACAAAACGGTCAGTGGGGCTCTATGAATGGTGGTTATGGTAATGGAGGTCCGCTTGGCGGATTTTAGTATGAAACATATCTTATCTATAATTTTATTAGTATATTTAACAAGTGTAGCCGTGGCAACAGGCTATCTTGTAGGCCATAATAATGGATATGAAATAGGAAAACGTGTAGGACAGGCAGAAGCCTTAATGCATAGCAGCGGGGCTTGTTTCTTGCATAATGGAAAGAGGGAATAAATGGCTTTGCCGACCTTTAAAGACCCAAATACTAACCTCATGCTAATGCAATCATCTTGGGCCTCGCAGCTTAATCCAGTCTTAAAGAATCCTTTAACAAATCCAACGCTGTTAAGTGGTATTTCTTTAGTTTCAGGAACAAATGTTATCAACCATCATTTGGGCTCTACTCCCGTAGGCTGGTTTATAACCGACACAAATGCTGCGGCAACAATTTATAGGTCGCAACCATTCAACTCTACAACTTTAACTCTAACAAGTTCGGCACCCTGCGTGGTGTCATTGGCGGTCTTCTAATATGGCAACTACCACCATTTCAAGTAACATGCTTTTACCGATTCCTGTGGTGGGTGTTGACAGCGGTCCGGATTACGCAACGCAAGTCAACAACTCATTAAATATCATAGATTCTCACAATCACAGTTTAAATAGTGGGGTTCAAATTACACCCAGCGGATTGAATATTAATCGTGATTTAAGTATTCAAGGACATAACTTAACAAGCTCCAATTCACTTAATTTTGTAAATCTAACTGCCACACCAACACTTGCGGTTGGTAGTTTGTATGAGTTAAATAATAACCTTTACTGGTATAGCGGTGGGGCGTTAACGGTCCAAATGACTAACGGAGGATCTTTAAATGTTACTTCTTCCGGAATCTCTAGCGGAACAGCAACGGCTTCATTTGTTGGCGGTGTATTAGTTGTTAATGAAGCCTCCAATACGCCGGCAAATATCCAAGCCGGTTCTGTGTTATTCGGAAATAATATATCTGGATCTAATTTTGTAACTCTTGAACCCCAAAGTTCATTAGCTTCCAGTTACACTCTTACTTTGCCCCCATTTAATAGTTCGGGAAATACCCAAGTAATGGTATTAGATACCTCTGGTAATATGGGTAGTATTAGTTACGATACAGTGGGTCAAGATATGACTGCTGTTGGCGCTAATGCTATAGGTCAGACAATGACTGCTACGGGTGCCAATGCCATTGCCGTGAGCAGAACCCGAACTATAAATTCAAATGTACCCGGGGGGATCGGCGTAGTAAATGTTAATGCTTCTACTGCAAGTACCTCCCCCGTTAATTTAGCTACCCTTCAGATAGTTACAAGCGGACGACCTGTTTCCATCAGCTTACAGTCACAATTTTCTGCGCTAACTGCTGGATTTATGGGCGTATCTGGAACCGTAAACGGTACAGGAGCTCCACAATCATGGGCCATGAGCGCTTTTTATCTAATAACAAGGGCCGGTTTCGGAAATGTCGCGTTCGGACAGGTATCATTCTCTGAAGTTGCGTTTTCTACATACGATAATAATTATACTTACACTGTTCCTATTAACTTATCTGCCATTGATTACGGTGTTCAATCCGCCCCAGGAACTTATGATTACACCTTATATATGTACGTATCTTCGTCTAATATAAATTTCGCTACCGCATACTTAGAGAATGCGCAACTTATTGTATACGAATTGTAGGATTCATGTTGAATAAACAAGCCATCGACATTAGTTTTGCTCAAGGGCTAGATACCAAGACTGATCCATTTAGGGTTCAACCTGGCAAATTCTTGTCATTGCAAAATTCTGTATTCGACAAAGGCGGTCAGCTAAAGAAACGTAATGGTTTTGGTGCATTAACCCCACTCCCTGCGCAAACACCTGCTTATTTGACTACATTTAATGGAGATTTAACCGCTTTAGGTACAACGTTAGAATCATATTCAACAGGAAGTTCTAGCTGGGTTAATAAAGGCTCGATCCTGCCATGTGATTTAACGACATTACCTGCAGTCCGAAATGGGACATATCAAGGGCAAGCAGATTCCGTAACAGCTACAAATGGCATAGCTTGTGTAGCCTATACAGATTATATACCATCTGGGGGTTCTGTCACTCCAGCCTATAAATATGTAATTTTAGATGCTACAACGGGTCAAAACATTGTAGCCCCTACTTTATTACCGAATGCCGATCCAACATATGGGACCCCCCGTGTATTCTTAATGGGTCCGTATTTTATTATATTATATACAACCCTCGTTGGCGGTGTGCATCACTTATCATATATTGCTATTAGTACACAAACTCCTACTTATGTGAGCGCTGTTACAGATATCTCCAATGGTTATTCCCCGTCTACTACGGTTGCTTTTGACGGTATAGTCGCTAACAGCAATCTTTATATAGCTTATAATAACCTTTCTGGGGGGCAATCGGTTAAAGTTACATATTTGTCCCAATCTCTCGCATTGGGACCAACCGTTACGTTTTCGGGACAGATTGGGACAATATTTAGTTTAGCAGTAGATGAAACTAATCCCACTAATCCACTAATCTATGTATCGTACTATAACTTAGGCACAACAACAGGCTATACATTTGCAGTTTATAGTACATTAGCACAAGCTTTGGCGCCAACAGCAACAATCGCTAGTGGTACTATACTAAACTTAACATCTGTCGCACAAGGTGGGGGCGCAAATAGTGTCTGTACCTTATTCTACGAAGTAGCCAATAATTACTCATATGATAGTGCAATACCAACCCATTATATTGATACTAACACATTAACGATAACAGGGACGTTAGGAACTCCAAACGTGTTAAAACGTTCTGTAGGATTAGCTTCTAAAGCATTTCTATATAACTCTGAACCATATGTTTTATCTATATACGAATCGCCGTATCAACCCACCTACTTTCTCTTAAATGCAAGCGGCATAATTATCAGTAAATTAGCGTATTCTAATGGTGGCAATTATTACACATTAGGCTTACCCAGCACTAGTGTAAATAATGACACAAATGAAATAACAATTTCATATTTATATAAAGATTCAATAACTGCATTAAATACCCAAGGTAATAGCATTCAAAGTGTAAGTGGTGGCATCTACGCTCAGTTAGGGATTAACCTAGTAACCTTCAACTTTGCTCCACCAACACTCGTAACAGCGGAAATCGGTAATAATCTAAACTATACGGGTGGATACCTCTCTATGTATGATGGTGTTACCCCTGTCGAGCAAAGCTTCTTCTTATGGCCAGACAGTGTTGAAGCCGCGTGGAGTGCAACTGGGGGGGCTATGGGTCCTCAACCAGATAATACCACCAATACGAATGCCTATTACTATCAAGTGACCTATGAATGGACTGATAATCAAGGTAACCTATTCCGAAGTGCACCATCAATCCCTGTCGGAGTAACAACCACAGGAACTGGTGAAACAGGAACAGGATCTGTGATATTGAATATCCCTACATTAAGATTAACTTACAAAACTAATGTTTCTATAGTGATTTATCGTTGGTCGGCTAAATTTCAGAATTATTATCAAACAACTTCTATTACTGCCCCCGTGTTAAATAATACTACAGTAGATTCAATAACTTATGTAGACACTTTGAACGATTCTTCAATTCAAGGTAATAATCTGATATATACTACAGGCGGCGTTTTAGAAGACATTGCGCCCCCCGCAACGGACCTGATTACACTATTTAATAACAGAGTATGGTTATTAGATGCTGAAGATAGAAACTTATTGTGGTTTTCTAAGCAAGTCATTGAAGCTACACCTGTTGAGTTCTCAGACCTATTAACGTTGTATGTAGCTCCAACAACCGCATCTGAAGGTTCCACGGGTCCCATTACAGCAATGGCACCTATGGACGATAAGCTTATTATCTTTAAACAGAATGCATTGGGCTACGTCAATGGTATAGGACCAGATAATACTGGGGCTAATAGTCAATATTCAGATTTTACATTAATCAATTCAGTTGTTGGTTGTACAAATCAACAATCTATAGTTTTTATGCCACAAGGCCTGATGTTTCAATCAAACAAAGGTATATGGCTAGTTGGACGGGACCTAGCAACACAATACATCGGGGCTCCAGTTGAAAGCTTAACAACTGGAGCCACTGTATTATCCGCTGTAAACGTCCCGGCAACCAATCAGGTCCGGTTCACATTAGATAGCGGCATAACGTTGATTTATGATTATTTCTACTCTCAATGGGGTACATTCACTAATCTATATGCGCAATCAAGTACTATTTATCAAGGATTACACACCTACGTAACATCATTAGGCCAATTATATCAAGAAACAAATGGTGTATATCTTGACGGCTCAACACCAGTTACCATGAGTTTTACAACTGGATGGATTACCTTAGCTGGTGTACAAGGATACGAACGATTCTACCAACTGTACTTGTTAGGACAATATCTCTCTCCGTTTAACCTAAATGTCCAATTAGCGTATAACTATAATCCATCGCCAACTCAATCAACGATTGTGTCACCAAGTCAACAACCAGTAACGTGGGGTAGTGACCAACTCTGGGGCTCTGGATCTACTTGGGGAAGTCAAGGCGACGGTGGTTGGGAAGGCCAAGCAAACGTTTTTGAAGCTCGCGTATTTCCGCAACAACAAAAATGTGAATCATTTCAAGTAACTGTAACTGAAGTTTACAATTCACAATATGGTAACTATCAAGGAGCTGGGTTAACCTTAACCGGTATGAATCTTATTGTTGGAACTAAACGCGGATTCAGGACGTCCAAAGCCAGCCGTAACTTCGGTTAATACCATAATATGGTATGGACTGTTATTAACGTTATACCATATCCAAACTTGACACAAATTCAAAATTGTGGTAACTTTGGGTTATTATGACGGATGTAAATCTAAAATTTCAATTAGCTTTAACCTACCCTCAATGGATTAGGTATCTTGATGATGATGTTCAAGTCGAACGTTTATTAGATTATCTATTGGATGTACGTTCAGAAACACGTATGCTCTGTTAGAGGGGGTTATATGACAATGACAGTTACTAATACCAATAATTCTCAAGGACTCATACAACAACTACTTATAGCGCACGGAATGGACCCAAATTTAACAAATGACTTACCGGTTGTAGGGAGAGTCGTAATCCAAGACGATATTGTCATTGCTGCAGGCTTTATGCGCGATATGGAAGGTCCTTATGCAATGCTCGACTCATACATCACTAATCCAGAAGCTTCACCAATCCAAAGACACAAAGCATTAAACTTGATTACAGAATCCTTAATCAAGGTTTCAAAATCCCTTGGTAAAAATAAATTAATAATGTTTAGTCAAGATCGCAATACTCACCAAAGAGCTTTAATGCATGGATTTACCAATTTCCCGAATATGTTCACAGCAATACTTGACTTAACAAAAAACACCCCCAACATTTGACAAGTTAATACACCGAAAAATTAACACCCCCAACAAGTTGACTCCCCCAACAAGTTGACAAGTTGACTCCCCCAACAAGTTGACAAGTTGACTCCCCATAGACAGGTTTTTAAGCACAAATCGGGCCAATCCGCGAATTTTGAGGGGTGAAATAGGCCCCTATTTGCGTTTCTATGGTGTATAAGTCTACAAATTGACTGTAATTACAACAGTTTACAATCCCACTGGTGTCAAGTCGGCAGGTTGGCGAGATTGTAGGGGGGTCATTCCGCTAAGAATAGAGGTACATAAGTGCCTTTAGTCATTAGTTTACTGGTGTAAACTATGCATTCTAGGAGATCCTATGCCCTTTTTAGCACCTTTAATACCGGCAATAGCTGGTGGGATCGCATCAGCAGCAGCTGGAGCTGGTATAAATGCACTTTCAAAGGGGGCACAATCTAACCCCGCTGCTAATCAAGTCAACCTCGATAGCGCCAATTTGGCAGCTTCGCAGGGGGGGCAAGGGCAATTGGCATCACAGTTGCAGGCTGCCGGGGGGGTTGGGAATGAATCCTCCGTATATAATCAACAACAAGCGCTAGCCAATCAACTTGGTGCTATGGCACAAGGGCAAGGACCTACACCAGCGCTAAATCAACTTAATCAATCTACAGGCGCCAATGTTAATCAACAAGCTGCGTTAATGGCAGGCCAACGAGGCGCTGGTGCTAATGCGGGCTTGATGGCTAGACAGGCAGCTCAACAAGGTGCTAATACTCAACAGCAGGCAGTTGGCCAAGCTGCAACATTGCAAGCTCAACAACAGTTAGGGTCTATTGGCGCATTACAGGCTCAACAAAGCAATATGGCATCGTTGGCTGGGACACAGGTAGGTCAGCAACAGAATGCGGTTAATAGCCAAGCACAGACAGCATTACAACAACAACAGCAGATGTTAAGCCAGCAACAAGCTATCAATTCGATACAAGCAGGACAAGGACAACAACAAGCTGCACAGATAGGACAGATTGGCGGCGGTATTGCAAGTGGGATAGGATCCGCTGTTACTGGAGCTTTGGGCGGAACCGGGGGGGCTACTGTTCAACCCGCATCCGCTAACTATATGAGTGGCGTTGGGACGTCGTATGCTGAAGGTGGGGAAATACCATCTCAAACAGGTTATGATGCTATAAAGAAAGAGAATTACAAAGGTAAGTCTAAACTTGGTCAGTTGATGTATGCGTCAGGTGGCAAAGTTACAGATATGAAGGTCGGCGGTCATGTCCCCGGTAAAGCTAAGGTCGGGGGGGCTAAAGATAGCTACTCTAACGATACTGTACCTGCAATCTTAAGCCCTGGTGAAATAGTACTCCCAAGATCAGTTACTCAATCTGCAAACCCAGCAGAAGCGGCACATAAATTCGTCAAGGCTGTCAAAGCTAAGAAGAAAGGTAAGTAGTATATGAAGATGAAAGTAGACCTTTCCAAGTTTAAGCTTAAGAGTCGAGATGAACATACGGCAACATTGACACACCCTGATGGACATGAAGTCAAGATTGCAATCAAAGCATTGCATCCGATGAATCGTCAGAACCTAGATAATTTAAAGATGGCAGATGGTGGTGAAATAAAGCAGTCTAATCCGAAGCTTGAGGAGTCTAAGAAAGTTCCAAGACCCATCATGCAGTCACCAGATCCCTCTATGAAGCCAGCCGGCGGTGTTAGAGCTGCAAAGGGCGGTGAGTTAGAAGTTGAAGAGTTAGAGCATCCGGAACCCAAGCACCACATCGAATACGAACCATATCAAGCTCCAATAGTTGAGAAGTTGGATAAGCCAGAACCTAAACAACATCTACAGTACGAGAAGATGGCAGAGGGTGGAGAAGCGGCGGGAGATTCCAATCCGTCAGATGACAAATCTATTGTTATCAACAACATGCCCCCCTCGCAGTCAGTCAGTCCTGAACAGCAACAACAGATGGGACTTGACCCACAACAGATTCAACAAGCAAACGCACAAGCGCCAAGTATGACAGCACAATCTGGCACAGCAGCGCCAACTGGCACAGCAGCGCCAACTGACGGTATTGCAGCGCAACCACAGAGTCAACAACCCCAACAGCAACCTGGATCTTATGGAGCTGGTGTTAAGGAGTCAGAAGCGGGTATTCAAGGTCAGGCAGCGGCAGAGTCGGCAGGTGCAAAAGCGCAGGCACAAATCATGAAGGACCAAGCCGGAGCAGTGAATCAGTTGATGATTGACCACAAGGCTAAGGTTAACGAGATTGAGACCGAGAGACACGCTATGATGCAGGATTACCTCAATGGTCACATCGAACCCAATAGATTTATGGGTAAACAAGATACCATGGGTAAGCTGATGACCGGTGTCGGTCTTGCATTAGGCGGACTTGGCTCAGGGTTAACCGGTGGACCTAACCAAGCATTAGAGTTCTTAAACAGACAGATTGATAGAGATATTGACTCACAGAAGGCGGACCTCGGTAAACGCCAAACTCTACTCAGCATGAATCGAGATAGGCTAAAAGACGAGAATGCAGCGGTTGAGATGACAAGAATGCAGATGCAGGATCTCATGGCCGCCAAGATTGGTGAATCTACAAGTAAATCACAGTCGGCACTGGCCAAGTCTAGAGGTCAACAACTTCTAGGACAACTCCATATGCAAACTGCTCCTGTCGTCCAACAAATGGCAGTTCGGGATATGGTTGCCAACTCAACACCTGAGCAATTGTCGAAAATGGACCCCGCTTCTCTCATTCAAAGCATTGTTCCACCTGACAAGCAAAAGGAAGTTTCAAAAGAAATTGGAACTGCGCAGAACGCCAAGAAGAATAGTGATCAGATTCTACAGCATTTTGATGAAGCGATGAAAGAAAACACGATCGGTGGTAGGATTGGTAGAGCGGGCTTTAACCCCCCCTCGATTCTGGCAATGAGATCCATGATGTTACCACTAATTCACGACTTAGAAGGTAGAGTTAATGAGTTTGAACAGAAAACAACATCGGACTTAGAACCTAAACCAGGTGATAAGGCGGCAACAGTTGCGGCGAAACGAAAAGCATTAACAGAATTCTTAGCTCAGAAGTCTGCTGCTCCATTAGCTAAAACCTATGGTATAGATCTTGAAAAATTTGGGTCTACCCAAGCTCCTGGTAGTTTAAATCAACAACAGAAAAAATACGTTGAATGGGCAAAAGCCAACCCCAATGACAGTCGTGCTAAACTTGTATTGAAAAAATTGAACGTAGAATAGGAAATCAAATGGCTACGAATGATGTACCCGAAGGTTTAGACGAGTTTATCGCCCGTCCTGACAGTGGCCCCTCAGTCGATCAATCAGCACAAACTGAACCTGTCGGCCTCAATGAATTCATTGCTCCGGAGATGCAGGAAGAGAAATATGGTTCTTTAGGAGAACAGGCCAAGACATTTGCAGAAGGCGCTGGAAAGGGCCTTGTAGGTCCTATAGCACCTATGTTAGAAGAATCCTTCGGCGTAAACCCAGAAGATATTCGTGGCAGAGCTGAAGCGAATCCTGCGACGGCTTTCGCTGGTGAAGCTACGGGTTTTATAGCTCCAGCTCTTGCAACTTTAGGCGAAAGTGCTGCAGCTAAAGCAGGGCTTACTGGTTTATCAGAAGCAATACCACAACTGGCTAAGTTTACGCAATTAGGAGCGGTTGAAAATATTGCTGCAAAGTTAGCACCCGTTGCAGGAGAAACCTTAGCGTCTAAGATTGGCGCCGCAGCTGCTAAAGGTGCTATTGAGAACATGTTAATTACTGGAAGTGATGAAGTTTCCAGGATGGTATTAAAAGATCCTGAACAATCCGCTCAGAGTGCTGTTGCTGATTTAGGCATGGCTGCTGTATTAGGCGGTATGGTCGGCGGTGGTGCTAAGTCTGTCAGTAGTCTTTGGGATGCAACGCTAGGGAATAAAGCTTCACAGTTAGCGGCAGATTTCAAAGGTCGGATTAATGAGCACATGTCGAACCCCGATCCCGTTACCTCCATGACACATGAATTAGAGGACCTGCACGCCGGTATTACAGGTGTTGCTGATGAAGTTTATGGTCCGAAAGGCTTAAAAGCTAAAGATATTGAATCGGCTGTTCCTACTATGCATCAGGGGATTAGTAGTCAAGTTAATGAAATTACTGATAAGGTTGATAACGTATTACAGAAGTTAAGTAAAGATGAGCACGCCGGATTATTACAAGAACAAGCAGTTAAGTATAAACAAGCTGTCATGTCTGATGATCCGTCTAAGATCTTTAATGCAACGCAAGAGTTAAAACAACAGCTTCAAGAATGGGGTAGATTTAATAAAGATATCGTACCTCTTAAGGAGCGTCCATTTCGTAATGCTGCTAAAGAATTAGCCCATGATCTAAGAACTAGTTTAGAAGATACTAAAGTCTGGGGTAAAGCTGCGGAACGTCAAGTTGCCATTAATGGAGCCTTTAAAGACTACTTACCTGCTCTTAAAGACTTTGAATCTACCTTTATGACTAAAGTCGGTGATGACAAAGTCATTAATCCTGGTAAGGTAAATACCTATCTGAATCAATTAGGAAACCCCAGTGCCGAGATTAAACAATCTAAACTACAAAACTTTATAGATGCCTCTCAGAAGTATCATAAGGTCATTTCAGACACACATGCAAACTTAGGATTAGAATCTCCTATAATGAAAACTCCTCTAAACGTGACAATGTCAACTTTAGAGAAACAAACTATGGGCTCCCAACTCGCGGATTGGTTTATCCACCACGGGCTAACAGATGCGGGTAGTGCAACCCTAGGAGCTACTATCGGCGGTGGTTTGGCCCATTCCATCGGATTACCGCATTCTATCAGCGCAATTATAGGTGCTAAAGCTATTGGACCAGTCTTTAAGCCATTAATATCAGCATTAGCTAAGCCTTTGTTTGAAAGTGCTGCCACTGCCCGGGGTGTTAAAGCTGCTGTAGAACATACTACTTCGGCTATTAAAGGAGCAGAATTAGCATCTAAGGCTGTTAAGAACATATTCAAATTAGGTGTAGCAATACTTCCCGAGCATGCTAAACCATCTGATAAAGAGATTGAGAAACTTAACAAACAATTAAGAAGCATTCAAGGTAATCCTGGACCTATCTTCGCACATGATGATCCTCTGCAAAACATAATGCCCGATCACAATAATGCTAGAGGTATGATGATTGGCGGGGTGGTAAATTACCTCAATAGTTTAAGGCCTGATTTAGATAAGAAGGCACCATTAGACAGTAAACCGGTGCCTTCTACAACACAAAAAGCTACCTATAATGGTGCCTTACAGCTTGCCCAACAACCTTTATTAGTACTTGAAAAGGTAAAGAATGGAACTATTACGGCTCAAGATATTCAGCATGTTGGTACCATGTTTCCTCAATTATACAATGGCTTAAAGTCACAGATGATGGAAGAAATCTCTAATGCGTCCCATAAAGATATAGTTATACCCTATAAAACTAGGGTTGGGATCTCTATGTTTATGGCATCGCCACTTGATTCTACTATGACCGCGCCTTCTATCATGGCTGCTCAAGCAAAACCAATGCAGCAACAGATGCAAGCTCAACAGGCACCCTCAAAGGGAGTTAAGTCCGCGCCGGCATTACAGAAAATGCCGAAATCCTATCAAACAAGTGCTCAATCCTTAGAAGCTCGGCACCAAGGGGACAAATAAGGTCATTCCGCTAAGTATGAAGCCTAGACATTACATTGTCTTACCCACGAGGAGGGTTCAATGGGACGTAAAAACACGCTAGTTACCACATTAGCGACTAATCAAAGTTTATCTGCATCTTTTAATTCAGCACCTACAGTTGTACGGTACATGGATAACTGTAGTTATCAGATTAATGTAACTACAACTAATTCAGTTGGAACCTTCGCGGTGCAAGTCAGCAATGATTACTACGTCAATGAGGGAAATGACAGTGTTGTTGTCAATCCTGGAAATTGGACAAGTTTAACCCTAGCCGGTGGTGTTCCTTTCGTCGCCGCTGCAAATGACACCATTGTAATCAATTTAAATCAATTACCTTTTTATGCTGTAAGATTAGCTTATACCTCCACAACTGCTGGAACGGGAACTTGCTCTATCTATATTACAGATAAGAATTTGGGAGGCTAATTATGAGTCAATCATATAATTATCCAAGTTCCAGCAATGTAACATTAACGGGTTCTACGAATGGATTACCTATTCCTAATGCCAGCATTGTGGTTGGTGGTGAGAATTCAAGCGGAAATACGGAACCACTACAGTTAGATGCATCCGGTAATTTAAAAGTATCCTTAGCCGGTGACGTTGTAATCGGAAATGTAAATTTAACTGAAGTCGGTGGTTCAGCAATTGCATTAGGACAGACAACAATGTCCGCATCATTGCCTGTAACTATTGCTTCCGATCAAAGTTTACCTTTACCTACTGGAGCTGCAACTTCTGCGAATCAAACGTCTGAGATTAACTTATTAACTGCACGGCTTACCGGATCTTTAGTTCCTACAGCCTTCAATGAAGTTGATTTAACTTATATTGCTTCGGGAAACGGAACTGGACAAATTGGAACAGCAGTTTATAAACTAGCTTCCGTAACTGTTAAGACATTAACTTTGACTTATGATAGCTCTAATAGGTTATCTACAGTTGTAGCGAGTTAATTTATGGCGCTATCATTTAATTTTAATCCATTCACAGGTAACTTTGATCAGATTAGTACAGTAACTATTAATGCTACAGCAAATGGTTTAAGTATTGATGCAAATCAAGTACTCTCTTTAGGACTCTCTTCAACTTCTACAACCGGTGCGTTAAGCTCTACTGACTGGAATACTTTCAACACAGCTGCTTCTTCAGTAACATCAGCTACGTCTGCAAATACTCCTAATACTATTGTTAAAAGAGATGCTTCTGGTAATTTTGCTGCTAGTACTTTAACTATCTCAGGTGCAGATACAATAGCTTCCGGAACTATGGCTATTGGTACAGTTAATGCGAGCATTATTAATATCGGACGAAGTGGTGCAACTGTTAATATCCAAGGTACTACAATATTTGAAAATAGTACGACGTTAAATGTTTCAAATCCTGTTATTAATGTCAATACAGCCGGCGGTGTCGGCTCCGGATCTAGTTCTGGTATTAACATTGAAGAAAATTCTATAGCAACTGGATATGCTTTAACTTCTGGAGATCGTAATAGTTGGCAGTTTAAAGCACCAAATACAGCTGGACTAGCAACCATAACTCCAGGAACAAGCGGCATTACGTTAGCTGGTAGTATCACTAGCGGTACAAACTCTGGTAATAATACTGGGGATGTCACATTATCTACAGCAAATGGGTTAAGTTTATCAGGTCAAGCCTTGAGTTTAGCTCTATCGTCATCGTCTACGACAGGCGCTCTCAGCTCTACTGATTGGTCAACGTTTAATAGTAAACAAGCATCAGGAAACTATATAACGGCTTTAACCGGAGATGCCACTGCTTCCGGGCCTGGAAGTGCTGCTTTAACTCTCGCAACAGTTAACTCCAATGTTGGAACATTTGCGTCTGTAACGGTAAATGGAAAAGGTTTAGTAACTGCTGCAGCTGCATTGAGCGGAGATGCAACTACTTCGGGTTCTGCCCTAACATTAGCAACAGTTAACTCCAATGTTGGTAGTTTTACTAATGCGAACATAACGGTCAACGCAAAGGGATTAATTACCGCCGCATCCAGTGGTACAAACGGAACCGTCACTAGCTTTGCCTTCACTAATCAAGACAACGTAACTGGGACCGTAACAAATTCCACCACCACCCCAACACTTGCATTAGCGCCAACAAGCTCCACTCCTGCAGCTTCTAGTTTTGCTTCTTGGGACGCCAACAAAAATTTACAAGCTAATAATTTAATTGAAGGGTACACTACGACTGTGACGGCAGCAGGAACTACCACATTAGTAGTTGGTAGTACATATCAACAATATTTCACAGGAACGTCAACACAAACAGTGGTATTGCCTGTAACCTCAACCCTAGTCTTAGGTCAACAATTCCAGATTATAAATAATAGTACAGGAACTGTAACTGTTGAATCAAGCGGTAGTAACGTTATACAAGTGATGTCGGCTAACACACAGTTGACAGTAACAGTAATTTCTACATCTTTAACGACTGCTGCTGCGTGGAATGCTGTATATGTATCAGGAATTGCAGCAGTTATAAACCCCACAATTCAAAAATTCACATCAGGTTCTGGAACATACACAACCCCCGCGGGTGTACAATACATTCTCGTTAGAATGGTCGGAGGCGGCGGAGGCGGAGCTGGTGGCGGAAATTCAGGCGGCGGTTCATCCGGAGGAAACGGTGGAGCGTCGACATTTGGTTCATCGTTGTTATCCGCAGGTGGTGGTACCGGAGGCGCGTTTGGTGGTGGTACCGGAGGCGCCGGTGGTACCTCAAGCTTAGGTTCTGGACCTTTAGGAACTGCCTTAACCGGTGGACAAGGTGGACCATCGATGTACACCGGCACCGCCGCGTACCAAACAGGCGGCAACGGCGGTAATACAGCATTTGGAGGTGGTGCAGCTGGTGGTTATGCAAACTCGGGGGGTCTTGCGGGGTCAGCAAACACAGGTGGCGGCGGTGGTGGTGGTGGCACAGGATCCGCCACTATCCCTGCAGGCGCTGGCGGCGGTGGCGGCGGTTACGTGGACGCCATTATTACCTCACCTACAGCGACATACAGTTATGCCGTTGGAACTGGAGGAACGGCTGGATCGGCAGGTACCAACGCGGCTGTCGGAGGAGTCGGTGCTGCAGGTTATATTGAAGTCACAGAATATTATACTAATTATCAAGTTAGTACAACTACTTCAGTTGCAGCAGGCACGTTCTTAGCAGGACCAACAAGTGGTAGTAATGGAAATCCGACCTTTAGAGCTTTACAGGCTCCGACACAGCAAAGATTCACATCTGGATCTGGAACTTATACGACTCCAGCTGGAGCTTTATATCTTCGAGTTAGAATGGCTGGAGCAGGTGGCGGTGGTTGTGGATATAATACCTCAGGTGGAGCTGCAGGAAGTGGCGGAGCTGCCAGTGGAAATACAACTTTTGGAACTTCTCTTTTAATCGCTACAAGCGGTGCCCCTGGCACCTCAAGTGGAGCAAATAATACGACTGGCGGTGTTGGTGGAGGCACGACGGTTAACTCTCCTGCTATTGCCATTGTTTCACAAACCGGTGGATCTGGTGGACCTGGAAACTATTGCGCAACAACGGTTACCACGACTTATGGCGCTCCGGGTGGCACGAATCCATTTGGTGGTGGAGGAATGGGCGGAAGCGGATCTGGGATCGCGACTGCTCCTATAGCCAATACTGGTGCAGGCGGATCAGGTGGTGGTGCTAACGGCAGCTCTTCTGGTGTTACCTCAGGTTCTAGCGGTGGAGCGGGTGGTTATATTGAAGCGTTTATATATAATCCATCTTCAACTTATGCATATTCTGTTCCAACTGGTGGAGCGGCTGGATCCTCTTCCGGAAGTGGAACGGCTGGAGCTTCCGGCATTATCATTGTTGAGGAACATTATCAATAATTTTAAATAGTTGGGAATAAATATGTCAATTTTAATAGCATTTTTAGTAAGTAAATTTCAATCGTTGATCTTTAAAGCTCAACCAGCAATCTCTGTAATCTCACCATTTGTATCGAAGATTATCTCTATAGCCCCCTTACCAGTTGGTATTCTGATTGGTTATATCTTTCACGCAGAGATTAAGATTGCATTCGAAGCTATTCACGCTTTAATAAAACTAATTTCATTAATTTAAGGAGAAAACATGAAGAACGTAAGCTGCAATGTATTAAGTGCATCAGATGCTACAAGTCAAAATGGAGCTCAGATTGATTCAAATCAACTCG